CTACCTCACTTTTCGCACTGGCTCAGGAAGCAGCGTATGTCTGCCCGGCCCCTTTTTAACAAGTTCGAGTTTTTCTCTCGCGTCGGCAACATCGTTGAGGTCGGTGATGCCATATCTAATATCCATCGAAGGCGTTTTGTGGCCGAGGAGTTTCATGCGCACCGGCTGACTGACGCCACTGTCTCGCATGTTTTTGTTGCTTGACCGACGCATGTCATGGAATAGCAGATTCTCGAAACCGGCTCGCTTGCAGGCATTCGCCCAGGCTCTTTTAGGCGATGCCATACGTTTGCCGTCATAGCAAAACACTGCCTGCTGATCCCAGTCTGTTTGGATGTTGCGCAGCCTCAACAAATCCAGAAGTGAATCGAGCATAAGGCCGGCGACGATTGGTACCTCGCGCTGCTCTTTATTCTTCGTCTTCACGAAGCGTATGATCAGCTGCTCGAAATCCACTTCAGTCCAGTTCAGCTGCAGCCACTCGCTTTTCCTGCCGCCTGCGTAGAAAGCGCAGGCCGAGAGCGCCTTAAGATGTCGCGGCATCGCGGGATACAGTTTGTTGATAAAGTCAGTTTCGGTGATAAAACCTTGGCGCGCGTTGCCGCGCTCGCTCTCCATCGGGAAATAGGGAAGCGTTGGCAGGCGGTTTGGATACCGCTTCGCGTAATCGCGCATGGCCGACCGGAGCAGGCCTACCTCGCGATTGATGGACGTATCCGTGACAGTCCGGGCTTTGCGCTTTGTCTCTTCGGGAGCGTTCCAGTTACAAACCTGCTCCTTGCCGCGTGCTGATCGATATTCACTGAGCATGTCGGTAGTGAGTTTTTCGACAGGCAACAATCCGAAGTGCGGTTTGAGATAGCGTCGGACCTGCAGCTCATAAGTCGTGAGTGTGCCGGGCGCTAGGCGCGACCGCCGCGCTAGGTAGTCGTCGAGAACCCCGCCGATCGTTCCTTGTGCCGATGGCTCATTGATCGCGACGAGTTCACCCCGGCTGCGCTCCCGCTGCATTCTGGCGAGGTATTGAAGCGCCTCTTCGCGATCGCGGGAGCCGGTAGATTTCTGGATGCGCTTTCCATCCACGTAAACGACAACCCACCAGATTGTCCCCCGCAGTTTTATGGCGCCGTCTCCGTATGAGCGGCGCGCTTTCGGTTTTGATTTCGTTCTTGGCATATGGTGTGTGCGAATGACATCCTAACACCGGCTCAAAAATCAGATGGTCCGGGTTAAAACGCTAAGTACTTGAAATGTTTTGTGGTTACGGCGGGGGTCAGCGGCGTGACCGATAATTCACAAAAGCTCTTCGGCGAGATCAATTGTTCCGCCCGGGCCCGACGACACGAGTTGGAGGGAGCGCAGGCGTCCGATGGCATTGGCGAAGCTGCTGCTGGTAATGGAATAGCCTGTCAATTCGCTTAGCTTCTGTTTGCTAAGGGAATGCCTGTCGCACAGGACTGCGAAGAGCGACCTCTCTGCTTTTCCCAGAACCGACATCCAGTGCTGGCGCAGGAAGTCGGCATGGGCTGGCCCGCTCTGACGATTCCTTCCGCAAAGACTGTGGCCACATTTGATTTCCCGCTGCCGCGCACTCCAAAGATGGCGAAAGTGTTGGTGATGGCCTCGATCGGCACCGAGAATCCGTCTGTGCCGAGCTGCAGGTTCGTTTGCTTTGCCATTTATCCTCCGGTCTTCCGCTCGATCAGCCGCAAGAGGTCGACTTTGCGATAGCGCCTCCGGCCATCAAGTTCACAGCGCTTTATTTCGCCGGCCTTTTCGAGATTGTCCATCAGATGGCGCGCCGAGTCGGCCGACGCGATGTCCAGAAATTTGGCCACAGTTTCGAGCGTCATGGTCTCCGGCCATTCCAGCGGCGCCGAGCGCTTGTCGCCTTTTGCAATTTGCGCTGCAATTGCCGGTGCCAGCTCCGCAGCCAAGCTAGCGACAGCTTCTTTGCTGAACATCAGGCAACTCCTCTCTCACGTTCTAGTAACTGACCCTGGGATTGCATCATTTTCTTCGCAACCAGTACGGCGATCTCTTCCACTTGGTCCGGGTAAAGACGAACCATGCGAACCGATATGGGCTTCCGGCGATATTCCCGCGCTGCTTCTCGCTCTTCAGAAGCGCCGGTAGCTGCCCGCGCAGCAAGTTCTGCGAGATCCCGTGCAAACTCGGGATCCGAGTTGCAGTATTCCGTGACTTTGCGGCAGCCGTGAAGGACGGTCGTATGGTGCTGGTTCACACGGCGCGCTATTTCAGGCAAACTCCAGCCGGCTGCGCGGGATAGATACATCCAAACGTGCCTGGCAAATATTACCTCGCTGGGCGACCGCTTTTCATTGTCCCCCGCCGCATAGACAGGCCCATAAGTGTCTTCGACAGCGGCTCGAAGATGCTTCATAGCTGTTCTTTCAGCACGGCGTATTCTCGCTGGTGAAGCAGGTAAACCAGTTTGGCTCAATAACTCCGTCTCAGGCACACTGCCTCCTTTCTTCTGTTTCCGCCAGCTGCTTCGACCACATCTCAATCGTCCTTTCCCAATTCTCCGCACCCTGCTGGTCTGCCTTGGACAGGCAGCTGGCTCGCATCTCGTTCGCCATCTCGATGTAGTTGTTAATCTCCTCGATGGATGGCGGTCTGCGCTGCTCCTCGGAAAAACGCTCAGGGTCCGGCGCCTTAACCCGCATATTGCCGGGCGGCGAGCGCCAGCCTTCGTCGGCAATCCAGCCGGATCCGTCTCGCCTGGCGAGCGGCGGGCAGAACACTCCGTTCTTTTTTCGCCATTCTTCGGTCATGAGCCAGAGCGCATGGTTTTGCTCGAAAGTCTTTCGCGACGAGCCGTCGCGGGCGAACCTGCGCACCAGCGCTTCGATAGATTCCCGTCTGCCCGTCTGTTTTGGGTGCGAATTGTAGATAGCTGCCGCCCAGTCTGCCGCAGCGGCAGTAGTCAGTTCGTCGCATGGCTGACTGGGTGAGTCTGCGGCTGGTACAAACTCAACCGCCGGAGCCGCAGGCGATATCGCCACCGGCGGTGCCATGGCCGCGAAAAGTGGCGGCACGGGCGGCTCACCCGCGAATCCCTCGCGTACTAGTTTTCCATCCGAGTACACCGGATCCACAATGCCAGGGGGCGGCGGGCATTTGCTCGCCGCGCGCGTGCGCTGTCTCGTGTCGTTGCACTGAATATAGGTTTTGCGGCCCACCTTGTACATGAAAAGGAGCGGCTCATCCCATTCCTCGGAAACCGCAGAGCACTCGTCAATCCAGCCATGAAGCTGAACGGTCGAATAACGTCCCGGCCTGGTCGGAAACACTTCCGATAAGATCACGTTGGGATTGAATTCATGACGTCCATAGTCGTCCACGACGAGCAGGAAGCGGACATAGAATTCAAAGGCACCGCTGGATAAGGCGTCTACGCGCTGGCTTGTTAGTAATCCATCTCTAAATACCCGTGTGGGCAAGTCCTGACTCCTTCATCAACAGGCCGCTGCTCGATTTGGCGGCGGTCCCGCAATTTGCTGACTCCTCATCGTCAGCCGCGATCCGCACCTCGGCTTCCGTCAGGCATGCCGGGTTATCACACAGTTCGCCCGGTATGGCCCAGCCACAAGGCGCGCCGCCCACCAGACAGGCGTTTCGCTCGGTGCATCCGCAGATGATGCATTTACCGAACATCGCAGGCTCCGAAAGACACCAGATCGGCTACCGCCTCAATGGCCTCGCGCTCAGTATCACGGACCAGGTTGGCTTCAACGCGCTGGCCAACAAAATGGACCGCAAAACGACCGTTGACGGACGTAACCTTCGCCTTATCCACGCCGTCAAGCTGAAACACCAAGACACCAGTTGCCTGCTTGACCCAGGTTCCGCAGGACAAACGGGTGGATTGCCTAGAGGCCGTCATCATCTCCGGCCTCCTGGTTGAAGTCTTCGTCCCAGTCGCCGCCGCCGGCCGCCACCGCGGCTTTCTTCTGCCTACTCGCCCTGGACACTTTTCCACTTGGTTTCACTGCTCCTGATTTGACTGGCTTCTCTTCTTCTGCGTACTTTGCGGCTACCGTTGCCCGTGCCTCTTTCTCGATTGCTTTCGGATCCACACCATATTCTTTTGCGGTCTGGATCAGTTCCGCGGCCGGGTCGTCGATGGTGCTGTTGTCCACCATGGTCGACAAACACATCGCGATCAACGCGCGGCCGATTTCGCCGTCAGAAGATGCCTCCAGGCGGGCACAGAATGCGTTACGTTCTGCCTTCCAGCCAGATTTCGGAAGCTCATCCATGCCAAGCAGCTCAGCAATGTCTTCGAGGGTGCCGGCATTTAGTAGTTCGCGTGCGACGACCAGCAATTCGCGCCGACCCGGTTGTTTCGGGACTTTCGCCAGAATGCCTTTTGCCAGCGCATGTATGAACGTCTCCGACTCTTCCCGCTTGCGCTGTGATTCGGCGCGACGGCGCTGTTCTTCCGGTGAGCCGTGAAAGGAGCCAGATCCCGCTTCTTTGCCCACGTGCTGCTTGCACTTTTTGTTGGCGCAGATATCGAACTGGGTGCCGATGTTGTCGCCCACCACCACAACCGCCCTTTGCGTGTGCTGGCAGCGATTGCTCTTGGTGACCTTCTCGAAGGCACCATGACTCGGCAGGCAGTCGAGGGCTTTCTGGTCAGAAGTCGAGATGTAGGTTGTCGCCACGCGAACAAGCGGCGACCCGGACTGCTTTGCTGCATTCTCCGACTCAATCAGATACAGCTTGCGTTTTGAGTCGAAACAGGCGGCGTCCAAACAGTGGTCAGCTTTTTCCGCCTCATCGAACAACAGCGGACTGGCACCGCTCCGCTTTGTGCAACTGGCGCAGGAGCCCGCCGCCGGGTCCAGCTTCGGATCCGTCAGGTCCCAGGGTGCGGACTTGAGTGACAGGAAGAACTCTGTTCGGATAGCTTCTTCGAACTCTTTGGCAGTCAGGGGCTTGCTGTAATCTGGCGGATATTCGTTATCCGCGCCCTCGTACCGGCTGAAATCGCGACGCCAGGCTTTCGGGAGTGCCTTTTCCTGTGAGCTGGGCTCCAGGCGCGCGAGGATATTGAAATGTTCGAGCGTCAGCTTGCCGTCGAGATAGATCTCTTTGGCGGCCGGAATCAATGTGGCGAGTTTGAGGCGGCGCTGCACATAGCGGTCGGACTTACCGATCTTCTCCGAGATCTGGGCGACGGTGCTTCCGTATTCGCGCAGGAGCTGGAGAAATGCCTCGCCTTCCTCCAGCGGGTGCACGTCCTCGCGGTTGGCATTTTCAATACACATGACCTCAAGGACATCCTTGTCGCTCATGTCGCGAATGAGGGCCGGGATTCTGGTTTGTCCGGCCAGCGCGGATGCCCGGAGCCGACGGGCACCGCAGATGAGTTCGTAATCTTCATCCGCCAACGGTTTTGGGTGCCGCCGCACAATGATAGGCTCGATCACGCCGTGCTGACGGATGCTTTGCGCCAACTCCTGAAGCCTGCCGGTATCGAACTGCTTCCGCGGATTGTCCTCTGATTCGCGGACTCGATATAGGGGCAGAAGCTCGAACCTGTCCTCCGATGGAGACATAAAGGCGGACGGGGGTGCAATGGGCACACCCGGCTGGCCGTTTGCTTGTCTGGTCTGCGCTCTCATTAGCCCCGAGCCCCATTGGCTGCGCCGTTTGCGGCCACCGGCAGTTTGAGGTTAAACGGAATCACCGTCAGATCGTCAAGCTTACGCGCCTCTTTGGCTGCGATCAATTGTGAAATCGCAGTCGAGACAGCGCCGCGATCCAGGCCGGGTCTCAGTTCCAGAACGCGATCACAGACCTCGACGGCATTCCGCTTCTTGTTCTCGCCGATTACCGAGCGGATGAGATCACGGTTAGAAAGCCGATTAGCTTCGGCCGGCTGCTCCGCCTCGGAAGCCTCGGGAGCGGCGACGCGAGCCCTCTTGGCGGGCCGGGAGCCCAGCTTGCGCTTTTTCGGTCTGACTGCCTTCTCTGCTTCTAATAATTCCGCCGGCTGTTCTCCTCCGCCGAACATCGCCTCCAGGACGCTGATCGCGCTAGTGACTTGATCGCGGGTAAACTTCAGGTCCGCAATGGTGGCGATGATGTGCTGGGGCACGGGGCTGATGTGGGTTTGCATGTGGTGTGTAAACTTTCTCCTCTTTGCCCTGGTCAGGGCTGCTGGTTATTGGCTTGACGCCTGGTTTGATCCAAGCGCCAAAATGATCCGGCGCACGTCCGCGCCAGTCGGTTCGCCGCCAGTTTCGCTGCCGTCGGCGAGAGTCGCCTCAACGGGCGAGATGTCTTCCTTCAGTTCCGCCGCATCGGGCAGTTTCGGAGTGGTTTCTTTCAATGCACTGGGTCCTGGCCCCTCATCCCCAGACGTTCAGCGCAACGTGGGGACTGGTTGATGAGACCAGCAGGGATAAGGGACCGGGACCGCCGGGAGCCTGCATGTTTGCTCCCGGACGGCATGTTGTCTTTGCTCTGGAAATTAGTCCGCAACACCGCCTTTCTGCCTCGAAGCGGCTGCGTGGGCCTCCGCGATGCGTTTTTCGATATCGGCGCAAATTCGGTCAGCTACACCGGCGGCTGGCATATCGCCGCGCTGCTCGGCGTCGATGACATGGCACTGAGCCTCCCGCCAGGCCAGACGCAAGCCGGGAAGATCCTCGGCGGTTGGCTCAAAGAGCCGAGGAAGAGCATTCTTCGTCACGATCTCGCGCTCCTTGGTGCGGCTGCGTTCCTCGATCTTGATAATTCGGGCGCATCCCATCAGCGCACCACCAGCGTCAATTCGCCAATGTGAAGATCGGCACCAGGAACGTCCTCGCCCGCTTCGATAGCGGCCTTCACGCGCTTCTCGTCGAGCGACTTCTTTGCCGTTTCACCGGCGGCGATCAGTGCCTGCTCCATCACGTAGCCAGGATCGTCAAACGACGCGTCGTCGCAGTGCAGCATGGCGAGTAGCCCGTTCCACGTTTCAAGCGGGAGTTCGACGTGGATTGTCTTGAACTTGGCTGGCACGGCTTCCGGATCTTCTACTTGTAAGTGCGATGGCTTCGGAGTGACAAAGAACGATGCGTAGTCGCACTTGAGCTTTTTGTATTTGCCAGCCGCGTCGGGACCCAGCGCCTCGATCACGCCCTGGACCAGATCATACATGCGGTCAGTGGCGTTTTCGGAGGATTTTTTGACCCGCTGCAGCCGGGTAATCTCGGTCTTCAGCGTTTCCTGATTCAGGGCCAGGTGCCTCAGGAATCCATAAATGCTGTTGAGCTTCTGTGTCGCCTTCGCTTGCTGGCCGGTGAGGTCGGCGTGGAACTGCGCGAGCAGTTCGGGCGGCACCATTTCTTCGGTGTCCACCAGCGCCTGCAAATCGCTAGCAATCTCATAGAGCGTGCCGAGGTAATTCGACTTTTCGTTGCGGGCCTTGGCTGGAGCTGCGCCGTTGGCGTCGATTGGGACGAGTGCTGCGGTTGCCATGGTTAAGCCACCATCGCTTTCGCCGCGCTGTCGCTGCCGTTAAACGCCTGGATCTTGTCCCATAATTCGCGCGCGCACTTGCGAGCCGCCGACATGCTCCTTAGCTTGCTTGGATGATCGACACCGTGGCGGCCGAGGGATTCTTGCACGAGCGTGTCGGCCGCGTCCTCGCTGGTGAGCCGAATAGCTTCCGCCCGCAAGTCCTGAAACGTCTTTACGACTCCGGCCATGTTGGTCATACCTGCCGCGATCTTTTGGAAATCATCGGCAGCCGGTTGCTCGCGCTGTGCCACAATCACCGGGCCCGGTGCCGCCTGAGGCTTCTTCTCTTCCTGGGCAACTGCCCGAGGCATGAACACCGCTTCGTCATCGACCGCTCGAAATACCTTGCCCGCGATCTCCCGGCTAGGGATGTCATCCACACCGACGTAGCCGTACTTTGCCAGCAGAACGGCGAATGCTTCCTTTCCGATGCGCTGCTCGATGGCGCCGAAGGCGTTTTTCGCGTTGAGGCGCCATTCCGGGATGTTGGCGGGTTTTGTCTGCGCCGGCGGTTCCGCACCCTTCAGCCAATCCGCGAACGGTTGAAAGTCCTTTGCGCTTGGCTGACTGATGAGTTTGCCACGATAGGAAGGGCAGCGCGTCTTGTCGACCAGCGCCTCATTCTCGTCAGTCATGACCAAGCAGAGGTCAAACTCATATTCCAGTCCGTCGCGCTGAACGGGCGCGAGGCCTACCTTTTCGCGTTTGGTCTTGGTCTTGCCATCCGAGGTCGTATAGTCGACCGCGCGGTATTCATTCTTGGTGCGCATGGTGACGAGGACGTGGCAGGGAGAGGCGAGAATGCGTTCTAGCATCTTGCGCTCCTCGGGACGGAATTCCTTCCAGCCGTCCATCTGATCGCCGGCCTTCGCGCGCGCCAGCTTTTTCTTCTCGTCGACGAACTCCAATGCGCCATCCTTGCCCATCCAGAAATGCGAGAGTGAATCAACGCAGAGGACGTCCATCTTTTGCTGTTCGGCTGCGTCGAGAAGCGCAATGAAGGTTTGGGGTGAATAGCTGTCCAGTTCGATCACGTCGAAATCGAATGTGGTGATATTGTCCGCTGGCTGGCCGGGCGCTGGAGCGTACTTGCTCAGTGATCCGTGCTCGGTATCCGCCGCCGCAATGCGGCCAGCGGGTCCTGCCAGCAAACGGGCCATCCGCAACATCGTGAGGCTTTTCCCTGAACCGCCAGGGCCGGTCAATGAGACTCGGGCTTTGGCTCCGTAACGTACTGCTTTTTTGAATTCGACAATCATCTTTTTTCCCTCGAAGTGTTTTATTTCCCAGCCTCACGTCGGAAGCTGATTGCCCTCGCTCAGCGGCTTGGGGCTTTTTGTTCCGGTTGGCGCTGGCCGTTCGCTGCGGCCTCCGCTTTCCTTCGCAACTCCATGTTGCGGACAATCTGATTTACATGCAATTCAGATAGTTCTGATAGCCTCCCGCTTTATGGGTGATACAAAGAACGCCCGCTGCCTTCTCGGCGCGGATATGGGCAGCGCACGATTCCGAACAGGCGATCTGATTGCCAACTGTGATCGCGCACTCCGGGCAGATCTTCTGGCCGCAGCCGCCTTCGCAAGGCAACATTTCGGACACCGCGACAATCAGGTCGCAAGCGCACAGTGTGACGGACGAATGCAGCGCGGGCATGTTTAGACAGCCTCCCCGTTGAGTTCGCAGATGCAGGTCCGCAGCTCGACAGCCCGATAAAGCTCCAGTCCAATGTCGACATTGCCTATAGCATCTGCCGAGATCGCTGCCGTCCGAACGGACTCTTCAAAATCGAAGGGCGGCTTCGGATGACGCGTCGCCACGATCACCGTAATATTCGCGGCGGCTGTAAAGGCAGGAGTCGTCATTGAACCATCCCCTCCTCCAAGGCCGGCGTCAGCCAGTCCTCGGCATCGTGCAAGATGAGAAGGACTTCCGCCAGCTCTCGACGGACCTTTTCGGCATCCGCAAATGTCTCTGGTATTCGCTCGGTTGTCCTTGCTAGCTTGCATTTTGCTTCCGAGATTCTTTCGCTGGCGCGGCACACTCGTCGAACGGGACTGCGCAAGGTCCGAAATGTGATTTCCTGACTCATAACTACTTCTTGTCCTCGGAAGATCCAAGCAAGCTCTGGGACGAAAGAGGTCCTCCGTTTTCAAATAGTGAAATTGCCGATCGCAGAAGCAGCAAAATACCGATCACTACGACCGCACCCTGGGCGTCGCGGAGGACTTGGAGCCGATCCAGCTTCCCGGAAAAGAGCCATTGCACAAACCGGCCTGTCACGACATCCTCCAAGAAATGAATTCGGCCAGCGCTACCAGAATCAGAACGATTCCCTGCATCTTGACTGGTGCCAAGTATGTCGTCGTTCTCACGAACGGTATCCCTCCCGGCCTTCCGCAAAACGCCGATCCTCACCGCGTTCGCGAATGCAGGCCACCACCGAAACAAGCGCGCCGGAAACCCAGATCAGAAAAAGGAGCGTCATCAGTTCATCCACTCTCTCGGCTTGCCGGATGGCGTGGAGTCAAACTCCTCAAATTCCGCCTCCTGCAAAACTCTGAGCAAAAGAGCGCGCCGCAGTATGGTCACTTCGTCGCGCAGAATGTCGTTCTGTATGGCGAGGCACGCCAAGTGAGCGCGAGTGGGCGCCTTCTGGTTTTCGCCAGAAACTATTTGCACCGCCTCGTCCAAAACGTCACCGGATGAGTGTGCGGGTACTGTTTCCCTCACGCCCAGTCCTAAAACTTGTTGCGCTTTCACCGGCCTGCCTCCTGTCTGTACGCTGACTCTTTGAGATACCCGCGCTTGCGCAATCCATCGGCGATCAACAGACGGCCAGTCGCTGACATAGACCGTTCGTCCGCCAGAGAACACATTTCGAGTGACCGCCGCACGTCGGGCGTCAACCGGAACGTCAACAGCTCGTCACGTCGAGGTGGCCGCGCGGTGCTATTCTTACGCTTGCCCTTCTTTGTTTTTGTAAGACAATTTTTAGCCATCGCTAGGGCTATTGTGTATCTGGAACAGTGCCAAATGCAATACCCAACCTACATTTTGTTGGGGGTACTCGATGGAAGTTGCTGATCTAATTAAGAAAATACTTGACGCGCGCAACCTCTCGCACAAAGATCTCGCCGATCTTTGTGACATTGATCGCACCCAGATCACGCGCTATCTTTCAGGCGAGCGAACGCCTGGTGAATTCGCTTGTCTGATTCTCAGCGGCTTGGCCGAAGGCTCGGACCGCGCGGAGTGGGTCCGGCTCAGCGAAGTTTCGAAGGATCAGCTGCATTTGCTTTCGCGGGCGCTCGGCACTCCCGAGCCAAAAGTTCTTTCGGCGGAAGACAAAGCGCTATACGACTGGTTTCACAATCCAGAGGGACCGATGGAAGACAGCATTCGGGACCTTGTGAAGCAACTACTCGTTATTCGCAAACCTAAAAAGGCGAAATAGTACTACCACTGCGGCGCTGGTCTCCCGACGTCTCCCAATCCAAATCCCCAAACAGTACTGACATTGCCTGTTTTGTTAGTTCTCGGATTAATCCTGTGGATTAATATCGTGTTCTATTGAGAATCGGATTACGAGTTAGGCACGGTTTCTTGTTAGTAGAAGTTGCCGTTGCGGCTCACAACGAGAGGAAAAGTCAGGCAGTGCTCACAAAGGAAGAACTGGCATTCATTGCCATCACTGAAAAGGCCAGAATCAAAACAGTGGAGAACTTTATGGACAGAATCATGCGAGATGAATCGGCTGAAGAAGCGGCTCGCCTTCTGAAGCTCATAGCTCAACAGGATATGGAAGCTCCATCTTCTGTGAATTTACTGACTTTTTATACGGGGATGAAACACGCCCTGTCGGAAGCGGATTTCCGGGGTATAGGGGACGCCGCGGAACTTCCCAGAGCCTCGGCGATCGCCACGAGGCGCGAGCGCCATAAGCAGTTCATTCAATACCGCGAGCTGTTCGAACTGGAGCTGAAACTGACACGACGCATGCGGCGTGCGGCGATGGCCGTGGGGGAGAACTGGTCGGATCTCCCTACCTATCTGAGTGACATGCCTCTCGGACTCAGACCGCGCCTGATTCTGCGCTGGGCGGGTATTTCTTATCGCCTTGGAATCCCAGGAGCCATGGACTTTTGTGATGCGGCGGCAACGTCTCTCATGCGAGCCGCTCTCACGCCGAACGGCACTTTCGCGTGATTTTATTCCTGGCCGGCGGATCGGGCCAGGCTGCGGAGTAATTCGAGAGCTACCTGTTCTCTGCGCTTGATGTATTTGACGACTTCGTCATCGAGGCGTGGCCAGCGTTCTACTTCTTCCCCGCTGGAGTGAAGGCGCACAGCCCAAGTCGCGTAGAACCCACTCACCAGCAGAAACAATCCGCGCTCGATCCAAATGGCATCGCCCATCGGTAGCGCATTCTTGAGCCATGTCGTGATGGCATACGCCGCGAAGTAGGCAGCCAGCAGCGAAACGTGCAACAGGACATTACGCGGACGCCGCCGCATGGGAGGCGGGAAAAGAGCCAGGAAGAAAGCTGCAAGGACAAGCGCCCCACACTCCAATGCCGTCTGCCAGCGGATGGCGAGTATGGCGACGCGGAAAGTTGCCTCTGCGCCCGAGATATGACGCGTTTCCGTTCGCAGTCCGGTGAGACAGATCAGCACTGAAACCGTCAGGCACGCGCCATAAAGCCACGCGGCAAACCGTCCGATTTTTGGGTATAGCCCGGCCATGCGGCGGTAACATTCGAATCCAGCAGCCGCCTGAGTCAGGAGCGCCGGCACGAGCGTGATGATCCAGGCCAGAGTGTACAGGTGCATTCCTGACCATGGAATAAAAACATTGCGGCGGCAGAAAACCAGAACCAGATCGCGCAGCAGAATTACGATCAGCATCCATTCGAACGCCCGGTATCGGCTCTGCAGGCGCAAAAGAAACAGCCGCGTCAATGCGGCGGCGGCGCAGGCGTCCGTCAGCAGCCACAGGGCTATATCCACACAATTCATCGGTAATAGTAGTGCCGATTACTGCTAAAACTCTCAGTGCGGGAGCAGGTCTGTCTTGCGACTCCTTGCGTTTGTCACCGTGTCACTAGCATCCTAGACAGTAGAGGTTTCATGACAAGTGCAAATACTTTTCCGATGATCACCTTCGACGGTGGAACTATTTTGATGTCGGCCAATGGAAGCAGCTTTGACCTATTGCTTTCACCCGGACTCCAGGCTGAGCCGCTGCGCTCATCCATTTTCGAAATGACGACCCAGTGGGCAAACGTGATGACACTCGGCCGCGGCGTCGACCGAACTCAATCGCAGGGCCGCATCTCCTGCGTGGCCGTGCATGAGGACGAGGACATTATCGTCCGCGTGCTCACGCCCTCCGAGGGTCCGGTTAGCGACGAAGAACTGAAATCGCTCATAAAACTTCTGGGCGTGGCCGAGACGGACCTGACAGCGACAACTTCAGCAGCGGCTGGCTGATTTAGTTGACCCGGAAGAGGTAAACGTCCGACCATCACAATATGAGTCTCAAAAAGAAGACCGGCAAGCCGGCTTCCAAACAATCAAGCGCGTCGGTCCATAGCGCGAAGCCCGTTGCGGCTTCGGCAAAACCCACTGCGGCAAAGAAGACCGCAAGCGCGCAGAAAAAGACTACTCCGGCAGCAGCCGCAAAGAAAACCGCTGCGGCCAAAGCAGGAAGTGCGACGGCCAAAACGGCCCGCGCTGCCCGCTAACCCAGATTCATTCCTAGTTGGGATTCTCCGAAGAGGTCCGGGGTAACCCGGGCCTCTTGCCTTTTACCGGCGCTTTTCCGTGGTAGCTTTCTATAGGCTGTGTGGGAGAGAGTGGCCCGCTAACGACGACCGCTACGCGTTGTCCGGCAATTGACGGCGGTCGGCGGACAGTTGCACGCCTCGCGCGCGCGAACGTCTCCGCCTCCGACTACGTCTTCGTATTTCGGTATCCGTCTGGTTTTGGCGCTTGCTTTCGTAGCAGAATGAGAGCTGCGTTATGCGAGTCAATACCAGCCCGCTCACCGGACCCGAACTGGAACGACTGTTTTCGGTTTGTGAATCAGAGGACCTCCCAAAAGCTTGCCTGCTACATCTACTCCTTGAAAGCGGGATGCGGCTCGAAGAGGCGGTGACGCTTGAACCCCGCGGCATCCTAGGCGGAGGAGGTTGCGTGGTAGCAAGATGGATCCGTGATAGTGACGGACGTCCTGCGCGGTTCCATGCTGTTACTCCGGCGCTGCATGCAAAGCTCTCGGGGTTGGCGCGTGCCGGAAGCCTCTTTCAAATTGCCGGCGAATCCAGCCGCGAAACCGTTCGCCGCTGGAGGGCCGAGCTCCGCAAAGTGTTTTTGGAAGCGGGATTGGATGGCTCGTCGGTTTACCGGCTCCGCCGGACTTATCTTGCTTCCTTCGCGGGCGACCCGACTCCCGGGGCGACGAGTCGTCGCTTAGGATGAGCCGACACGCGACGCGTTGACGGGCAGTGGCAGCGGGAAAGACTGCGATTGAAACTGATCCCACGCCCAGAAGCAGATAAGGGCGAACGACAGGGTGTTGACCGCCGCCAGAAACTCGGCCTTCCACGGACAGCCGCCATTAAACACCGGCACCAGGTAGGCGAGCTGGCTGGCCGGGTAGTTCGGGAAGCGCGCCATGGAGGATTGAGCCACAACCAGGCTCCGATACTGCGAGCCCCAGCTCAGGCACTCGATTTTGATGCGGTCGAGGCCGCTGGTGGACGGGGAACTCCATTGCGCCGGCAGATTCACCGCAGCATTCAGCCGACCGCCCTGCGGGTAGGGAATGGCTGCCGTCGTGATGGCGCTCGGGTGATTGACGTCGTCAGGAAACAGCAATTCGAACTTGGCAGACGGGTAGACACCCAGGACAGCGGACCGGATCCCGTCGACGTGGGCTTTGAGACGTGCAGCCAGAAACGAGGCGTCGGCGCCGCCGTAGAACGCCGCCGGATCATCGTCCTGGCAAGTGAACTTGGTCAGCGTATGCCCGAGCGCTGTCGCGGCCGCCGCGGTTGTCAGCGAATCGAAGAAGGCCATCCCGCCGCCGCTGATATAGCCGCTACCGAACACCCAGGCGCCATTCGGAGTTGACCCGTTTAACGTAAAGTGCGTCGCGTCTGTTACCGTGATGGTCCATGTGCCGTTGGCCGAGGTCATTCCCTCTACACCGGAGACAATTACGCGGTCCCCGCTGCTGAACCCGTGCGGATCCGCGAGACCAATTGAGATCGGAGAAGTGTAGGCGACGTAACCCGCGGCCACGTTTTGGAGGCGGCTAAAGAACCACCAGAGGAACTCACCGAATTGGAGCCATGGCGTGAGACTGGCTGCCGTCTGCAGGCCTGCCACCGTGACGTAAAGGCTCTCCTGGTAAGCCGTCAGGGCGCTCATGGGCGCGCATTGAAAGGAGCTGAGCAGGTTGCCGTTATAGGACAGGTCCGTGTCGGTCTTCACGCCCGAACCATCCGCGAAACGCGCTTGCCAGATGCCGGGAGAGCTGATCGGTGATGTCGAGTAATCCGGCGGGTTGACCAGCTCCATGGAAAAGGCTGCAACGCAATTCAGGGACGAAGCAGCGCATTGAGCGAAGAGATCGGTCATGAACTGCCGGGCCGGATAGTTGATGAAATTGGAAGCGCCGGTGTTGACGATCCAGTCCCCTTCTGTACCGGCCGAGTTGGTTCCGTCTGACGCGACGGTCGCTGCGCCGGCGGAGCCGCTCGCCAGGGCGGTTGAGACAGTTACTGCGTAGACGTAGGTAGAACCGGTGCTGCGGACCGTGATTGTCAAAGTGCCGCCCGAAGCCGCGGCCCAGACTCCGACCGAGCCGCTGTTGATGTAGTAAGCGAAATGCGCCGCTATCGTCGACAGCGACTCGCCGAAGTCGCGGACGTATTTGAGATAGGGCGTTCCGCCAATCGTCAGCGTGATCACATCGCCATAGACAAACGTCCCGGAAAACACCACAATCGATTCACCGAAGGCGGCGTTCGTCCCGCGAATGCGGTTTGGAAAGTAAAAGACGCCGATGTAAAAATCAATGTCGCCGGTGAACCCCAGCTTACTGAGCTGCCACATGATCCGGGCCGGGCTGAGCTTGTAGGTCTGGTCCGTGTCGTAGTCGAGAGCAGGACTGATCTTCGGGCTTCCCAGGTAGGTGGGTTCGCTGATGGAGGGAATGTCAGAGGGAACCGCGGCCTCCAGAAAATCGTGCCAATAGTAGAACGGAAACGAACCGCTGCCGGCTGCGCTCTGGGAATCGTTGAACGCTGTGGTATTGAAGCCGGTCAGCGAAATCGTGACGGTATGCGATCCGGCGGCGATCCCGCCCTGGATAAGGCGCCGAGCGGGAAACGGCGCACCCGTATTCAGGTAGCAATCGAGCGATGACGCCGTGCCGCCGTCGATTGACACGGCGACAATTCCCCGGTCCACATAGAGAAACGTTCCCAGATAAAGATCGTGCGTGTAGTCGCAATCGTATTGAATTGTGATCGAGTTGGACGCGATCGTGAGAGTGTGCGATGTATCGAAGACCCCTGGGCTGGGCTCGGTGGTCACCCAGGTATCGGAGGCGGTGATGCTTTTCGCCCGGCCCAGATAGGTATTGTTATTGCCATCCTGATTATCCCAAGGCCCCGAGAACGTCGTCCATGCGTCGTAACAGCCCACGCGGACGCTTCCGGGCCCGGCGCACTGGAGCGGAGTGACGCTGTCGGGGTCAGTGACGGTCCAGTTTGTAAAGACCGCCGACCATTCGGTATCCGCATAAGCCGCTCCGTCCGCGAGCGCCGGCGCGAAGGTAAACCACGCCTGGCGCAGGGCAGTGATGCCATAAGTAGAGAATGCAACGCTAATGTTCCAGACGGCATCGAAGGACGTGCCGCCAGTGAGCGGGAGAACCAGTGGACTCACTGACAAGGCGGTATTGGCTGGATTGAGAAGCGCATAGATTGTCAGTTCGTTGCCGTCGACGCCGCCATAAGTGGACGTATAGGAAAGCCCTGTCGAGCCGCTGCCTGAATAGCTTCTGGAGAGCGTCAGGCTGGTCGGACTATTGACCGCGGCGACCGTGTACTGGAGGTTTCCGCCCACCACGGTATTCCCAACGTTCGCGCCGATATTGATGGAATCGCCGGCTTTCAGTCCTGGAAACTTCGTGCCGGCCGTCCAGGTGACGGTTATTCCCGACACTCTGACGGTGCCCGTGCGCCCATATTGGATTTGCAGGGTGGCGCCGCTGGCGGTTCCCACCACGGCGATGTCGGCGTTGAAGTAAGTGCTCCAGTCGTGATTATTGATGGCTTCGGCGAGGTAAGCGGCCACGCTGGCGGCTGTGTCAACGCCGTAGGTATAGTCCTGATAGAGGAAGGTCACATTGTTCACGATGATGTAGACGTTGTCGCCATAGGACGGGTTTGTGAACGTAAAACTACCGCTCGCGACATTGAAAGTGGTCGATGGGTTGGAGATTAGAGTGGCGTGATCGAACAGGTAGATATTCGCTGTCGAGGTGCCGTCTTCCTGAATGGTCTGAATCTGGGCCCAGCCGATCCAGCTATAACGCGCGGAGTCAAAAGGCTGGATGCCGCCATACTGAACATCAAAGCTCAGGGAAACGCCGCTGACATTTGAGTCAGGCAAGTATCGAAGCAGATAGTTTTCATACTGGTTGTCTTGATCCCAGATCATCAGGACGGTGAAATCACCTTGATCCCGAAAGACACCATAGACGTCGAAGCTGTTCGATGTGGCGTTGCAGAGCGAGGCGTTTGCACCGAAACCGTCGCTGCCTCGGAGATATAAGATCCGATTCGGCTGAAATTTATAGATGGCTTCCAGCGGCATCAGCTCCGAGAATTACACAGGAGGACGAGGGAGCTTACCCAGCGAAAGCTCCCCGTCCTTGGCTACACACCACGCGAAGCCGTTAAGGAGTATTCAGTGTTGCACCGAACGCTTCTAATATAGCAATGAAATGGGACTATGCCGCTTCGCGACGCCTGTCGCCGCCCAGGTCTTTGAGGTCTGCGGGCAACGATTCTCCCAACTCCAGGTGCATAGCAGCGGCGAGCTCCCGGCCTTCGATGACGGTAAGTTTGTCGCCCAAGGAATTCCGATCGGCCTGGTAGCAGTCGAGGCAGAGGCGGAAAGTTGCTGAAAACTTGCCGATTGTGCGGCGCACCAGGACTCCATGGTCCTCGCAAACGTAGGCGTAGCGATCACCTGCGCAGCCATAGCCTTCACATTTGTCGGCGTGCGCGAAGTCGCATTCGCGGCAGCCAGGGGCGTTTTCGAGGTCCATTGGGTTCAGCACACCTTGTGTTCTCATGAATACATAGTGCGCGTAAGTTGACCTTTTAGCATTTAGGAAAATGCGCTGTCTCGAACCCTGAATAATCCTAGCCGTAAATGAGGATCGTCAGGCCTGCACCAGGAAACGTCGGGCCCACCGCCGTAATGTCGACCGTGATGGACGAGCCTGGCCCGATGATCGGTAGCGGCGCCACTTCCGCCGTCGTGGTGACGGCCACCGTGCCGCCATCGGCTATTGTCATCGTGTACCAGACCGAGCCAGTGACTTTGATATTGACGGTGAACGGACCGCCTGTCGTCGCCTGTTTCAGCAGCACATCGATGCGCGAAACGGCAAGAGTTCCCACTGTCGTGTAATGCGGCGCGACATCCGGGGCGATCGCGAGCGTCCCATCGACGCTGATATTGACCGTCGCGCTTCCGTATCCAAGGCTCAGCAGACCTCCTGCGGGCATGCCGGGTGCGAGCGCGTAGGCAGGAATAATTGACGAATACACGGACCCATTGAGCGTCATGTAACAGACGGTGGTCGTCAATCCATTCCCGATCTGATTTGTGGCATACATTTCTGAAGCCACCAGCAGACGATTGGGATAGGCGAATGTGTCGACATAGTTCGATGACAAGGGGCTCTCGAAATAGAGCGGCGGAAAGCTCATCACAAATTGCGCGCTTTCGATAGCCCAGACGTTCGTACCAGACGTGTGGGTTGCGGCAACTGAGTTGACGGCGCCTCGCAGTACGGTAAAGACGTTTCCTGATCTGCTGACGAAGGAGACCAGCTCCGTGTCGATGGCGAGGAGCTGGCCCACATAGGGGATGAACGACCCGACGCCAGTCACGGTGAGAGTGGCGCTGGATGAGCTCATGGCTGCCGCGAGAGTGAATTCCGGGGCATTTACATTCCCACAGTCCCAGGTAAAGAGAGTCAACGTGATCGAGCTGACAGTTGAAGCATTCGTCAGGGTGGAAAACCCGACTGATTCAATGGTGAAGTCGCCAAGAAGGTCACTTCCAATGCTGGCGTTGGGCGCCGGCGGGGCGTCGCTGTCACCGCCCCCGCCGGAGCCCAACAGGTAGACTTCGCGCACCGGTGTGCCGGCTTCCAGGCCTTCGTTGCCGTTTACGTCAACGGGAATTGCCTCAATGAGCACGCATTGCCCGCGATAGGCGCTCGCGTCGATGGTGCAGCTAATGATGCCCATGGTGCCGTTATTGGAAAGGACGGCAGTATCCGTGGTCTGAAACCAGGATGGATTTTCGACGACGAAAACACTGGTGGAATCAGGCGGAATCACCCACTCACCCGCGATGTAGATCTTGGTGGCTGTGCTGCTCTGAATCGTGGCCGTCGTCCCCTCACCGGTTCCCTGAGTAATCCGCAGGACCAGATTGGCGAGAGTGCTGATGGTTGTGCCGGTGACCGTAACCCAGTCGGCAACGGTGATCTGGCTCAGCCCGTATGTCTGATAGGGATTAACGAAAAGTGCATCCTGAATATAGTTGCCGGTTCCGTCACTGCCGATGGTGGGCTGCATGCGCACCGTAATCTGATCGCCCGCCTGGAGCGCCACCGCCAGCAGTGCGTCGGCATTGACGGTCAGCGTATTGGCGGTGTTCGCTGTGATTGTCAATTCGCTCGGATAAATGTCGGCCTCCGCGGCTGAGGCGCGGCCGAGGAGAGCAAGCTTCCGTCCTGCGAGGCTGTTGACGATTAGTGATCCGCCGATGGTCAATCCAAGCGACCAGGTGCTGCCGGTCAACACTGCGGATGACAACAAGGCAGTAAAAATGCCGGGTAAGTAGAGCGACTTGGCCCGGAAACGAATTTTGCTCAGCAGCGGATCCGGAGGGCCGCCGAGCTGCGACAGTTTGCCCGTGATAGTGATTGTTTCCGGCTGGGCTGTCGTCCCTCCGCTCCCGCTGTAATTCCCGTTCTGCAGGAATAACTGGTCAGGCGCGATTCCGGCGAAGAGTTGGTACCCGGTCGTATGCGCATCCCAGAACAGCGAGGAGACGCTGATTGTGTTGGTGTTCGTCCCGGCCGCAACAAAAACGCGCGCCATCTGAGAGACGTGTCCCACGCCATTGGCGCTGAGAGGAGCCAGCGCGATGTAGTAGGTGTAGTTTCCGGGCAGGGCACCCCCCGTATTCGCAGTCATGCCCTGCACCGGAGTGAAAGGCGGCTGCAGGCTTGAATCGAAAACGTTGACTGGAGGCGCAATGCGCACAACCAGGATGGCGCTGGCAGCGCCACCGGCTGTTATGTACTGGACCGGCGCGAGGCCCATATAGGAAAGTGATTTGCCACTGGTGGCCGTATTGAACACGGGATCGACGACATCACTGAGATAAGACGCGGCGCCGCCGAGCAAAGTGTTGACGCGTCCCGGATTGTTGCTGCGATAGCCGTTCGTCCACTTTGGCGCCCCCGTCTGCCCGTAGAAATCGAAATACCAGGCGTCGTTATGCCAGTCGGCTGTGATCTTGACACGCTCAAAATTAGAGGTTGGCTGAATCTGCCGGATGCGCAACGGCTGGCCGACCAGGTTGTATTTGGGAGCGTCGATGGCGATGATCTGACCGACCGCGAGCTTTGCAGCCTTGACGCTGGTCTCAAACTGAAAAGACATCGAACCGCCGGTATCGCCTATGGTCTCGCCGTCGGCCGCCAGGCGCGGGTTGCCGCGCAGGTGTTCGCCGAACCAGCTGGCAATGATGCGCTGCCCATGGTCGTAAGTATTGGGGCCCGCGATTTGGAGTGATCCTGGCATCACCGCGCCGGTCAACGCAATATCATCATCTTCATCAATGAGGATGGAATCGCTCGACCACGTGTTCTCTGAGTCTTGAAACAAGAAAGAAAGCTCGTTTGGCGCAGCCTGCATCTGCTCCTGAGTGACTTTGAGGGTGGTATTACCCTGATCATCTTCCGCGATCGAATTGGCGCCGAAGTAATAAGCGAAATATCCGCCCGCTGATGTCGCTGATGAATTGTAAGAGGCAACCTCCGTGTTGTAGTTGCTGCCATCGACAGGCGCGGGTTGCTGGTCGGCGAGCGTCTTTTTAATCAGGATGCCGAGAAGCCCCGTCGCATAGTTGGGAATCAGAATGGCGCGGATCCCGTTCAGCATTTGGCGAATTGCCGAAGCTCCGTCGAGCCTCTGGCGCATGGGCAGCGTGTAGGCAAATCGCGAGTGGTAGGAACTGACTCCAAACGGGCTGATATACGGAATCACTTCGTCGCAGTAGGCAGCCTCGTTAATGAAGCTCTGAATGTTCAGCTCTTCGTATTCGAGGTTCAGCCAGGTGAGCGCATCCATGATGTGCCAGACGGGATTCGGAGTGTAGGCGACCGTGTAGACCGTGGTGGACGAATAAACGCGCTGCCCAGCGGAGCGGAAAAGGACTTCGACATCAGCCGGCTGGCCAGGACTGGCTATGGAGTTGACCACCGTGATGAAGAGGACACACAGGGAGCCGTAAGGATCTCCGAGCGAGTTGTAGCCTGGATAGGGATTCGGAATGCCCTTGATGCCGCCGTTATTGACGCCCGCCCAATAGCCAATCTTGAGAGCATCCTTAACGCTGCTGACGCCCGGCGCGACCCCGGGGAACACGGTGTCAGTGCCCGGGCCAACGTGAGGAATTTCGATGCCGTTGACCGTGACAATGAAAATGTCGTCGACCGGTCCATAGCAGATCAGAACCTCCATGCTGGTGTAGTTGGCATCGTTCGACTGGTTCAGCGTCATGCATCCGTTCTGCATCCAGCCCATGCCGTACATCAGTGGCACCAGGTCGTTGTATTTTGCGACGTTGGACGTGTTGAAGATCTGCTGCCAGTGCCCAGCGTACTGGCGCGAAAGGACGCTGCTCGGCGGATTGTATTGGATGCCGCCGAATGTCCCGGTCTGGCGTCCTGAGCTGTCGGTCGAATACATACCGCGCGCCTGGCAATTCGCCTTGGTCTTGCCGCATGAGGTATAGGGAACGTTGGGCGTCACCGTGGTATTCAAATTGCCGAGCTGATTAGAGGTGCCGGCCGGATTGTAGGGACATTCCTTCGATTGTTGATTTGTGCCATTGGCCACCGACTGCTGAAGCGCGGCTGTTGTCGGGAAGATCCATGGACAGAACGGCTGAATTTTGAGCTTCGGCAGATTCTGGGGTGCGAGGTTGATCTTATTGACGGCGGTCACGGTCAGCGTCTTGTCGTCGAGCTGCGCCGGCCCAGAAACTCCTACAAACTTAATGGCAGAATCCGTCGACGGTGTTCCGGAGGTCATGTCGATCATCACAAAAGTGAGTGTGACGACAGCTCCCTTGAACCCGTAGGGCGCCTCGATGTTGTTGTAGAGATAAGCGTCCGCGTCTGCCATCTTCAGCGTCACCGTGGGAGTGAGGCTGACGCCCTGATCGGACAGTGCCTGCACGGCGGACAGGTTCTGGTCGAGCAGTCGCGGCAGGTAGTTGTTCCCGCCATATTCGTAGCCTCCAGAGATCGCGGAGAGATTATGTGTCGAGAGGAAGACGGTAAGGCCACTGTTCCAAACAAAGCTGGCGAGGAGCAAAGGCTGGCTGGTCTGCGCCTGCTCCTTTAGTACATTTAGGCTGGATCCCAATCAACCATTGTTGCAGCGGGCACGGTGGCAGGCGCAACTACTCTAAAGTTCCCGGACGCGCCAGCCGTCGCTCATAAGGACCAACGCAATCTTGGCTTCTTCCGGTGTTGTAGCTGCGGCCATTTGACGCGCTGGCAAAAACGCTTTTTGGATTGCTTCATCCTGCGCCCAATCGGCCACGCCCGCTAGCTTGTACGTGTACGTTACTTCGCTCATGGTCTGGCCCATAGCACTCGACGGCTCAGAATAACGCACGATAGATACGACTTCTTTTCTGGCATAACACAAAGTGGAACTGGGGCCCAGCAGAGACATGCCTGCCATCCGCTTATCTGTGGTGAGAAACTTCTTTCCTTTTTCGGTCAGTTCGTACTGCACACCTTGAATCTTGGTCCGCCCAGAGATGAAATCATTCTGCGTGATCGTGGCGGGTGTGGCTGATACCAGACCAACTTTAACGAGCGCATCCAACATTGCGTCTGGCCGCTGAACCCCGTTAAAGTCGGGGCGTTGGGTCGGAACCGGGGCCGAGATGCAAACTGGCTGATGGTCAAGTGCCTCCTGAATGGCTTTTTTGAAATTGGCATCATTTGGCTTTTTTGGGTTGGAACAGCCGAGCAGTGTCAGCAGAAGCAGAAACGATGTGGTGATAGGAAAACGCATCCGCCCATGCTATCGAATGCACTGCTACTGAAGATCGTCCCCCGACATCCAGCAGCCTTTCGGCATGGCGCTGCTATTTCTTCCGGTGACAGGAAGAACGTTGGCGTAAGATCCGGTCACCATCTGCGGCTTCACGGTGTCACCGGTAAAGAGGAATATCTTTTGGCCTCTTCCTGAAAACAGATCATCGACGCTGGAAGCACAAAGCGTGTCGCGGCGCACGGTCTTGATGGCGTCGGTGCCGGCTGACCGGACTTCCTTCATGGAGTCCGCCATTATTTGCCAAATAGCAATGACAAGAATCAGTCCAATGATACCGGCGATGCCAAGGAAAACGCCGGCGCCGATCTTCCACACGCTGACGGACGAATTTCTGTTCTCACGACTTGGTTCTATGGATTGGCCTGTGGCCGATTGACTCATGATCGTTAAGTGCGGCTTGATTGGAGACTTTGCTTACGGATTTATCTGGTGGAGTGATCCCCGCTTACACCACAACCGTTTCGCTCGCCCCTGCAGCCGCCCCGAATGTCACAACGCTGATCAGGTCTCCCGCCTCCAGTTCCAGATCAAAAGCATAGTTCCCCTCGGTTGACTGAATATAGTGAACATCGAGAAATAAGAGCACGCCTCCTGCGCCGCGCTGTGACCAGAAGATAAGCGATCCGGCCGGGACCGGCCATGTCATGGCGAGAAATTGAATGGGGTTGCTGATGTGATAGGTTTTTTGGCTCATTTGTTTCTTGGGTTGGTTTAGGTGGAGAATTCCCGCAGCATCACTGTGGCCGAGTTCACGTTATAGTCGGACCGGGTCCATTTGATAGCGTCCATGTCGAAGCGAACATTCGGGTGATAGCCGTAATCGCCCGGCGTTTTCGCGTAGCCGCCAGGTCCCCAGCTCGGGGCGCATTGCGCTCCGAACAGCGAAATGGCCGTTCCAGAGCTCCACGTCGAATCGCCGCCGATCTGAAACTCGATCTGGCTGGCGCTGGTCAAATGACCGGACACACTGATGCGCCGCCAAATATTCGCAGGCAGTGCGACAGTCGCAGATGCCAGCGGCGAAGAGCCGTTACTCAAAGCCAAAAAGAGATTCATGGCGGTGGAGACTTTTGCGTAGACGGAGCCGCAGAGCACAACGCCGAGGGCCGCGGCTGTCGCGGGCAGCACAGGCGTAACAATACCTCCGTTCGCCGCGCTGCTCGTCAAAACACAGGCACTCGTGCCGCCGAATGGATCCGCCTGCCCAGTGGACGTGACAGTAACGCCGGTCAGCGCCCATGCGGCCGAGTTGGTGAAGTCTTCGGATATTTGACAGAGATTCCCGGCTGGGTCAAGGTAGGTGAACTGCGAGAACTTGCCCAGAGCCGAGGCGAAGAAGGCTTCGAGCGTTATACGCTCGGCATCAGTGATGCTGTAACCCAGCTTCCAGTTATAAAGAGGACCTGTCGGGAAACCGGCCAGCGCGCCGCCGTACCAGCTCCAAGCAGTTCGCAGGCCTGCGTCCGTATCCTGGACAGTCGTTTTGAAAGCGGCTATCGGCTGGTAGCCGCGCTGTGCAATCATGGCATTCGTCAACTGCGGATAGACCAGCATCTAAATTGTCTGCATCGCTTTCAGTGTGAGATTCCACAGGTCGCCGCCGGAATCGGAGAGGACCGGCGTAAAGTTGTCATCGGCAAACGCCATGTTGGTATAGGTTATGCCGTCAATCGTGATCGACCAACTCGTCCCGGCCGCTCCTTTGGCTGCAATCCAAAACGCGCGCACCTGTGAGATGTCATATTGCGAGATGTCCACCAGGACAATCTCAATATCTGTTGCCCGCTGCTGGCCTTTGACCCAGCGCTGCTCCTGGCCGCCGATGAAGCGGACCACAGTGGCGGGGAAAGCGACGGAGTAACTGGACCCGGCCATGACCACGGCCCCGCAGGTGAGCGTGGGAAACGCCGCCATTACCGCGGCCTCCTAAGCCTGCTTTTCAGACGGTCCATTTCGGTCTCCCATTGGTCCCGCTCACGATTTGCCTATTTCGTTTCACTATCAAGAAGCCAAACGCCGACTCAACCGGTCCAGTACCGCGCGGATTCGGATCGTGGATTACCTCGGCGCGCCAGCCGGAATGCCCGGGCCGAGGACGCTCCTCGATGACGGCTTTGCCCACTACGGCGTGAAGCTCCTCTTCTCCGGCAACGCTCAACAAAATGATGAGGTCGGTGTTGGAGGCGAACACACCTTGATGCACTTCGGAACCCCAATAAAGAAGCGTGAGATCCAGCGCCTCGCAGAAGTCGGACAATGCGGCGAACCACTCTTCGTGCGAGTCAGCAAACTCCGCAACCTGGTCAATGGCCAGGTCAAGAACAGATGCTATGCACGCGGTGAGGCAATTCCCGTTACCGCGGCCAAAACGTGTCTGGAATACCGGTGTCATTTAAGTCCCCACCAAGGCTGATTGCAGCGCCAGCCCGACCGGATGCCCGTTCTGCACTTCCTTTTGAACGGCACTGGCGAACGATGCGGAATTCTTGTTCACGAACGATCCCACGTCATTCGAATCCCACGACTGGAGGTTGACGGTGGTTGTATACGTTACGCCCGGCTGCTGCGCATAGGTTGGTGTCGCGGCGGGTGCCTGGTACGGCTCGATGATCTGGCCCGGCGCCGATACCCAGTTTTGATAGAGGCTTCCGATGGGCTGAGGAATCGGGCTCAAATATTTATAAGGCTGCGTTTCCTGAATGCTCGAATAGGCGCTGGCTTGCACCTGGCCAGTCTTGTCGGTGTACGTCTGGAAGCCGGCCTGATTGAGTGCTTGGTTGATCTGCGGCGGTGCAACGTACTGGTTATAGGCCGTCTGGTTGGCAATCTGCGCGGCCCTTATATCGGCAGGGTTCGGGAGCAAGCCTTTGAACAGCTCCATGACGCCGCCGAAGATATCGAGGCCGAGCCCGAGCGGATTACTCGGGCCGCCGGCGAGCTGCCCGGCGGTGAGTGACGCCGCTCCCAGGCCGCCGGCGATTCCCGCCGCCCCGCCCTTGGAAAACTGATTGACCGATTCGTAAATACCGGTACCGACGTCGGCCGCACTGCTGATGATGTTACCCGCCCGGTACGTGCCTGTCATGCCGGCGTTGGAATTCAGGCCCGCGAACAGTCCGCCTCCGCCGATTCCACCTTTTCCGCCGACGATGCCAAGCAGCCCGTCGAGAAATTGATTATCTGAACCGCCTCCGCTGCCCCCTCCGCCGACGAGCTTCGTAAGGCTGGCGCCTACGGATCCGCTCTGTACGCTTGCGGCCTGGCCGCCCACCGGTGTCCCTGAATAGGTGGCCGTCAGTTTGTTCGTGGCGTCCGTGTTTGTCGAGATGGCGTCGGTTAGCGTTGCGGTTGCACCCGCCACCGGTCCGACCCCGCCAGCGCCGCCCAGAAATCCTTCGATATCGGACAGCGGATCCGCGCCCGCTGCGCTGGCGGTGGAAGAGGGCAGGAAGCCAGGAGTTCGAAGCAGCGACGACGGCGCGCTGCCTGCGGGCGCGGCGCTGGATCCGCCGCCATAGATTCGCGTGATATTGCCGAGCGCCGCTGTGTTCTTGTCGAGCGATGCCCTGTTCAGATCCAGCGATCGCACCTGCGGCGACTCGGCCCGGGAAGGATCGAGCGCGGTGCCCCGAAAGATGCCGCTGTTACCGCCAATCGCGCTGCCGGCGGATCCCAGGCTCTGGCCGATCTGCTGCAATACCGGAGCCGTGACATTGCTGAAGACACCCTTGGCCAGATCAGTCACTTGACCGCGAAAGTATTGCTGAATGCCACCACGCTGGCGGAGCGCGTCGAAGATCTGTTCGCCCTGCTGTTTGTAGCTGTCGAGTTGCTGTTTCTGGTATTCGGCGAGTTTGACCGCGGAGTCCAGTTGCGCCGCGTCGATTTCCTTGCGAAGCTCTGCCTCTGCCTGCAGTTGCTGGGTGGCCAGATCCCCGAGCTGCTTCTGCAGCGTCAGTCGATCGCCGCCCTCCTGTCGGTACGCGTCAGCCTCCTGTTCAATCTCCGCTATGCGGTCGGAGAACTGCTGCTGAGAATCGGAAATGCTTGTTTGCGCGCCGGTGAGAATCGCGCCCGCACCGCCACCGAATCCACCAGTGCTCAGTTCTGCGAGCTTGACGGCCGCGTCACGCTTCGCGCGAGCTGCATCCCGGTCTGAGTCATCGAAGATCTTGAGCTGTTTCTGCGACTGGTCATATTGCAGCTTCGCGAGCTCCAGATTGTCTTTGAGCTGCTTTTTGTAGGCTTCGCTGTCCGGGTCGCCTCGGTCGAAGCGGTCTTCCGTTTTGACGACGCCCGCGGCATCCTTCTGAATCTCATCGCTGATTTTCTGGAAGAAGTTGCGTATCGCGTCATTGATTTTGTCCGTTCCAAAGGTTGGACTCGCATCGACGAGGCCGGCATTCCCTGGTCCGACAACGGACAGCTCTTTCTGGCGCTCCGCTATCAGCTTGCGAAATTCAATGGGCGATTGGAGATCGGGATATTTTGCGTCATCCCGAAGCTTGGCAACTTCAGTTTGAGACTGCTCCAGCGCTTTCTTTTGTGCTTCTAGAGAGGAGCGCTGCGCTTCGAGGCTGGACGCCTGCGCGCTGAGATCACTGGCCGCGCTCTGGCTCAGACCGCCCAAGGCTAATTTGTCCGTGACCTTCTTCAGCGCATCCGAGTTTTCGCGCAGGCGCGCCGCAAGGCCTTCTGACGTCTTGGCATACTCGGCGTTGAACTTGTCGGTGATGCTTTTGCCGGCGGCGAGTTCCTGGGTCCTGGTCTGATCTGCGAGTGCTAGGCCACCGAACCTGTCTCCGCCCAGGCCGCCCCTAAGCTGATCGCTCGTGAGGCCGAGCTGGGTAAAGAGCGCACTGAACACACTGGCACCATTGGCGCCATAGAAAGCCTGGTTCTCTCTTGTTGCGCGGTCTTGCGCTCCCTTCGAACCAATGGCATTGGCGGGATCGTCGGGTTTGAGTGCGGCCGTCAGCTTGACCAAAACCGGAACAACGATAGGTGCTATTTTCTCGGCCAGCTTAGCTTTGAAAAGGTCCCATGCCGCGGATACCTTATTGACGCTCTCTTGCGCCTTTGCTAAACCCTGGACGAGTTGGTCGGTGCTTCCGTATCCGAGTTCTTCGGTGGCCTGCTTCAGCTCCTTGTAGCGAGCTACCAGCGCGACGAGCGAGGCGGATCCGCGCGAGCCGAAGAGGCGGGTTGCTTCCTCGGTCCGCTTCGATTGATCTTCAATTCCTGCGAGCTGCTCGATTGCATCCTGAAAAACCTGGCCCTCGCCGCGAACGGCGCCGCTTGCGGTCTGGGTGGCCACGCCGAGTTCGTTCAGCGCCTTCGCCGCATTCCTCCCCGCTCCGGTAGGATCTTCTAGACCAACCGCCAGATTGCGCGAGGCAATCATCATGGACTGGAAGGAGAGCCCAACGATCTTGGCCTCGACCTCCATTTGGCGCATTGACCCGGTCGAAATGCCGAGCTGGTTCGCCATGTTGAGCGTGGCCTGTGCCGCGCGGCCTTGCGCGTCGACCAGGTCGAACATCGCTTTTGCGCCCAAGGTCGAAACTGTGGCGAGACCGATGATCGCGATGCCTACAGGGCCCAGCGCGGCGGCGGTGTTTGTGGCGACGGTCCCGATCGCCTGCAGCGGATTTCCAAGGGCGGACTGCAAGCCCGTTGCTGATTGTTGAAGTTGCTGCTGGCGCTGCTGAAGATTGCCGGCAGCGGTCGCGGCGTCGTTCAGCGCCTTGACCATGTCTTTGGCGATGTTGCCGACTCCGCGCCCGATAGTGTCGCCAGACTGCGAGATACGCTTCAGCGATTGCTCAAACGTGAGTCCGGACTGGACCATCGATTCGAACGACTTGCGCACGCCCGCTTCGAGGTTCTGGAGCGCCGCGCCGGTCAAGCCAGAATCCTGGCCGATCTTCTTAACTGCCTGATCGACCCGGTTCAGTCCGCCATCGTCGGCGGTGGTGACTTTAAACAGCAGCTCCAGGATGTCGTCAGCCACTTAGCTCAGTCCTTCTTTTGCGAAGCTTTCCATGCGTGATACTCGTCTGCCCTGCGTTCCTGCTCCAATATGTCCAGCACTTCCGCCATTTTCACCGGCCATTCCAAGAATGGTTCTGTCAGAACCGGTGCCCCGTAGGCCGCGTGCACCGTCCTGGCCAGCTCCAGATCATGAACCAACTCCGCCACACCATCCCCGATATAAGACACCGGGCACTCCTGAATATCTACGCTCGGAACCGTATACACAATTCCTCCGGGCAGCGTGTACATTGGCCGCCAACGCGCTTTTGGACGGATCCCGTCCACCGTCTCGCCTACATCACCGGGGAAGTAACGTCGGCAGTTCCGTTGAAGGTAGTTGCCTCTTCGCTTGCAGGCTCCGCACTGAAACTCTTCGCGCTGCCACCCTCCGCTGCGCCGGAAATGGAAGGCGGCGCGGATTCCCCCTTCTCACGCTCCGTCAAACCGTATTCGCTCTTGATCACTTCGGAGACTTCGCGGAAGAATTCCGGCCCGCAACGCTCGTATACATCGCTAGCGGTGATAGGCTTACCATCGATCGTCGCTCCGTCGATTGAGACAAGGCACACATCGATATAGGCTTTGTCGATCGCCTCCTGTTCTGCCGCTGCAGCTTCGAAAGCATCGGTCAATTCCTTCGGCCAACGAGTGGTCGCCTGCTCCTGTGCGGACAGGTCCTTGATGGAATCGTTGAACTCCTTCGAGACGCGCTGAACTTCGTCAGATGCCTCGACAAGTCGTCGCGCCGCGGCGGCGGTCTCCTTTCGTAGCGCGAGCCGGACGCCCATCGACATTTTCTTGATAACGATGGTGACGTCCGGCAGGAGTTTGCTTGGATGGCGGGTTTTACTGGTTAGGTCAATCATGTTTCTTTGCAGGCTGTTTCTTTCGGGGCTCGATCTGGAGCTGGAAGTCGGGGACGAGACGGTTGAACTCCGCGGCTGCCAGCAGTGTCTCATCGAGAATCTGCTTCCGGTGGCTGATGTCCTGGAACTGAGGCTCCGCCAGAACGCGCGCGAGTTTTACCTGTGTCTCAATTGTGCGACGCAGGATGCGAAGAATACAGGGCGTGGATGGCTGCGACATATGGCGGTTATGTGATGCTGAGGCCGATTTCGGTCAGGCCCGCCGTGCTCGATGCCATGGAATCGCCAAACTTCAGCGCGTATGCGAGATCGCTTTCGTCATAGCTGTAAGGTGCAAGCTGCAGGCCGCTGATGGTGAACGTCCAGGTGTTTCCGGTCGCTGTTCCCACCTGCATGATCACGGTGATTGGGTTTTTGTCATAGGCCCGCTGATAGATGTCTTTGGTGGCCGTGTCCGAACCATCGTAAAGATCGCACTGAAAGCTGATCTTCCGAATGCCGCCGTAAGGGCAGCCAGGATAAGGAGTGCCGAACACCTTGCTGTTCTTGTTACCGGTCTCGATCTTGAGAGAGCCGCTCCGGATTGTCGTCAGGACCTGGCTATCCATGGTAAGCGCTCCGTAAAATCCTTGCACTGCGCTGCCATTGGTCACGGGACTTGTGGGCTGTACCGGGAACGCCGAAAGGCCGGAAAGGCCGGCGGTATCCCCTGCTGTTGAGCGGGACGTGTAATCGAAGCTGCCCAGGATCAGCTTCGAGGCGCCATCGAATTCCACGGTGGCGATATCCTCGCCGAGATTGAAGGTGGCCGAAGTGGCCACGCTTCCAACACTGACTCGCTGATTGGGATTGCCGGTACCAGCCGTGTCGGTCCGGAAGCTCCAGATGGAGAGCGACGGGATGTTATCGCTCAGCGCATAGCTCACCGAGGTGCTGGCTACTGTCGTAGGCGCCTGTCCAAAGATGGATTGCAGGAACGGGTCCATGTCGGGTTTGATACCGCCGGTACCATTGCCAGCAAGAGACATCTTTGCTTTCCAGGAGCCGTCTTCACGCCCGGGAGACCCGGGCGGCATGCTGCGTGTGCCTGTCTTGTCCTGCCTGGTCAGCACCGTGCGGTTCGGATTAAGCTCGAGCGAGATGGCCCGGCAGCAGTTGGAGCCAGCCACCGAGGCAACCCCGGCAGTGTTGGGAACGACGCCCCAGGTGGTTTCGACCTGAACGTAGAGGCGTTCGTCCTGTGTTAATACATACGTGCAGCTCATTTACTTACCTTTCTCCTCTGCTGGCGTTGCCGGCATTTGAACCGGCGGCGGAGCCGGAAGAACAGGGGATGCGCCTTTGACGTTGCTCACATCAATCCCCATGGCCGCTTCGTCGATGAGAATCTGATAGCGCCGGACGCCGGCCGCCAGCTTCGCTTTGAGCGCCTCCGGCATCTTTTGCCGCTGGGCAGCGAACCGACATTGTTTCTCTTCCTCGGGCGTTATGCCGAGTTTTTGATACTCGGCGGCCGGAATCAGGACACATCCGCCCTGCATCGCCATGAGGCCATCGGCCTCGCTGAGCGTGATCTTTTGACCGAGTGAATCCAGCCGGTTATTACCGACGAGCGATTCGGCACCGATGAATCTGTATTCCATGTGTCTCTCCTCAAACTCGCAATTCAAAGGTCAGCGCAAAGACCTGACCCAGCCGGAAGCCTTCTCCGTAGGGCTGAAGGCGCTGCTTGGCATACTTGATCAGTCCGCTCCAGAGCAGACCGCATCCCGGAATAAACGCATTCACGCCATGGACGTTGAACGTGTGAAAGACCGCCGCCTCGGCCACAGCCGCAGTGAGTTCCGTCAGCAGCGGGTCCACTTCTTCCTTCGAGAAGGTGTGCCACAGCTCCAGCCCGATCTGGACGGGCCCGGCGAACTCGCGAAACTTTTCTTCGTTCTTGTTCTGGCCGCTGATCACATACGCCTGCATCAGCGGATAGGCGAAGGCGGTTCCGTCCTCGAAGTCGCCGATGTCGGCATAAGCCTGAAAGAACTGGGTGCCACTGTTAAAGTCCACGGTCGGGGCGCTGGCATTGGCGACTGCGTTATAAGCCGCGACGTTAGCGTTATATCCATAGTTGGGGTCCTGCAACCGCGCGGCGACCGCCGCCAAGGCCGAATAGCTGAACAGCTGCAGCGACATCAGTTTCGCCCCCGGACGGCTTGCAGTAAGCGCGCTTTGATGGCCGCACGGTCTGCATCCGAAATCCCAAACCACTTTCGCTGCGGGAGAGCTTTCGTCCCTTTGTTGTGGCCCGCGGCAATCGCCCCTTTGTCGCCATAGACACCGAGCACTACTTCCATGGACCCTCGCACCGCTTTGATCACAGCCTGCAGCATATGCGGCGCGCGCGGGCCCAACAGATCAACGTTGGCGCGTCCGAGTGCCCGCTTGAATTCGGCGTAGCTGGCGAACTTGATGCCGCCGCCGGGAGTTAGCTGCCCCAGTTTCGTGCCGCGCCCCTGATTGATCTTTCCGTGAAAGCGTTTAGCGGCAGCGGCATTCTGTTTAAGTGTTGCGGCGCGAGACTGCTGACTTCCCTGCACTTTGGAAATACGGCCATTCGGGTAGTAATAATAGGGTCCTTTTTCTGAGTAGGGAGCGAAAGCGCGCTCTTCAAAATCCACGCCGCGCGCCGTGCGTTCCAGGATGCGCGTCTTCTGCTCTTCGACGGCGAGTTCTACATCCGAAGTGCGTGGCGACGAGCGGGCGCGCCACTTCTGGAGGAATTGCGCCGGGTTCTGTAACGTAGCTAAGGTCATCCCCACATGAGCCTGCATTTCCGGCACTCTTTGACGCACCGATACTCTAACTCGCTGCTGATCTGCCGCCAATGACGTCGGTGAAAGAACAGACATCGCAACTCGGATAGCCACGCGCGCATCAGGCCGCCCTCCGTTCGGGACAATTAACAGGAAGCGGGTGATTCGAGAACCAGCGGCGATGGCATTTCAGGCAGACGCGGAAACCGTAGACTCTGCCGTGATGGTTTACGTTGTTCCGGTAGTCTTCCCACACCCAATACTCGCGGTGATAGTCGGCGCAGTGCGCAATCGAGGGCGTGCCGTGCAGCAGGCGGTCCAGGAATCGAAACAGCTTCTTCATGCAGCCGCCTTTCCTGCGTCCTGTAAAACGACGATCCATTGATGGCGGCAGCGCCAGCCGCCCCCGCTAGTGAAAACATCTCCAAGCGTGGACTTGTTATCCATGGCGTCGATCTCGGGCCGCGTCCAGGTCTTTCCGGTCGCCGCCTGCTGTTCGAGTTTCTTACAGAAGGGACGAATCAGCGGATCGGTGGCGGGCGGTCCGTAATAGCGGTAGCGGAGCGCCCCGGGATAAAGCTTTTCGAGCTTCTGAAAGCCTTCGTTCGAAAGGATGCGATAGTACGTCGCGGTCGCCGTATCAGCGAGAGAGGCCGCCTGGCTGACGCTTTTGGTCAGGCCGGAGGCAATCGCGGTCACCAGATCTGTATACTTCATGCCGGCGAAGCTAAGCAGCACGCGGTTCTTCACGACTGCCGCAGCATTGGACATCAGTGTTTCAAGGGAATGGCTGGCCCCGGCTGCGTAATCGGAGAATGAGCGCAGGTCGACCAGAGTGAAGTTGATCTTAGGAATTGGCTGCTTCAGGCTGCTGCCAAGGTCATCGAGCACTTCCGTGAAAAACTTCATCTGACCAGGGAACTGCTGAATAAAGCTCGCCAGGAGTTGCAGGTATCCTTCCGCGTCGAGGGCTTCCATGTACCACTGATCGAGCTTTTTGATGACGCGCATGTTGGCAGGCGTCCGCAGAACGGTGCCGTTTTTTCCGAGCTTCAACTGCCCGTGGAGGCGCTCCTGCAGGCGCGCCGTCGCCTTCGCCACGATATCGGAAAGCTGCTGCTCGAATTTAGCGACCAGGTTGTCGATCCACTCGTTGTGCTCGATTGTGATGTTCTCCAGGCTCATATCAGAAGCTCTCCGGCTTTGTAATCGCTCTCGTCAGACACATGAACCCCTTCTGCAAATCCGTTCGCGCGATCGCGAGCCACCGTTTGTCGACGGTTTCACACTTGGCCAGTTCATCGCAAAGCATTCCGATGACGTTGGCGTTACCCTTGATTGTGTTGACCAGGTCCACTTCTTCGGAGGTGAGCTTTCGGTAGCCGGTGATGTTCGTATGCTGAGTGTCCATAATTAAGCCATACTTATGCCGCTTTGGGCGGCTCGGGCTCCCCCAATTGCTTTGGGATCTCCTTGAGCGCGCTCCCGAGAGCCACGGGACCGGCGGTGTCCGCCGACTTAGTTTGCGGATCTTCTGATCCCGATAGCTTCCTAGTCAATGCCACAGCCTCTTCTGGAGTCACTTTGACCGACATGCCTTCGTCTTTCAGCCGCACATACCCGTCTGAGGTAACGAACGAAATGCAGGAGAGCCTGACTAGCGCGGTGCCCACCGGTTCGAGGTCGGTATTGGTGGCCATAATGACAGCGCGTAGATCTTTTGCCGACAGCACGACCGCTTGCAGCAGTCCCGAGCCGCGGAGCCGCGCCTCTCCATTCGAAATAATTGCGATGCTGTCCAGTCCGAGAAGTCTTCCGCCTTCCAGTTCGATAAAACCTCCGACCTGCAGCAGCTTCTCGCCAAACTGGTCTCGGAAGCTGTTGTCGATTTGCACACAGGATGGTCTTCCGGCGAAATAAATGTAGCCGTCCGGGGTGTAAACCGCGATGTCGTCTGAATTGAAATGTTGATTTCCGACTGTCAGGAACATGGCTTCTCCTTCATCCAAGCGAAAATGTGCGGCTTGGCCGCTGGTAAGACTCAGGCGCCTGGCCGGGAAGCAGAGCGGGTCCCACCCCTAGGGTCGTGATTTCGTAATGTGTGGTTGTCAGCGGCAGCGGGGCAGACACGTTCTGCAGGGTCAAGGGCTGTCCCTGCAAACCCGCATAGACATTCCAGCCACTGGCGTTGCGCGAGAAGTAGCTGCCGCCTGCAACTCCACCCTGATAGGGAATGGTGCCAGGCGGTTTCAGGTTGGCGATCGAGACTAGCGCTGAACTCCCGGCCGCGAAATTCTGAGAGACAATGCGAGACGGCCCGCTTTCGCCCTGCAGGATATTCAATGGTCCCTTGTAGACCGTTCCATCGATCCACGTAATGGCGACATTCAACAGAACGTCCGCAGAGAATGCGCCTCCGGTCGTCCCCACGCTGAGCACGCTGGCGGGATTCCAGACGCCGGACAGCGGGTCGAATTGCGCGCCCGGTGCGCTGATGGGGAGATAGACGACTGGAATACCGGTCGCCCAGAAGGTCCGCTTTGCCTCCCGTCTGTCGGCTTCGGCCTGTACTCTTTTCGCCGTATAGCGGTCTTTATCGGAGCGCCGCTCAGCCTGAGTCCAGAATAGGACGGCCGCATGCCGGGCAGTATAAGTTTCAAGCGGCGTCATCAGCCCGTCCCAGCCACCGACGATTACCTGATTGAGAAGGAAGCGCACCCGCTGCCCCGAGAACAATGCGGCGATCTGGCCCTGCTGATAATTGCCGAACGAACCATCAAAGCTGAGCATCAGCTCGCGCAGATATCCGCCGGTTTCGGTCCACGCCTGACGGATGACGGACCCCGGACCTTCGAGCACAATATTCTCAGCGCTCGCGACCTTCGGTATCGAAGAGTCGAGCGCGGCGAGGTCTACTGAGGTAATGGTTTCGCCGTCCGTCCAAAGACTCAAGAGCTAGTCCTTCTTGTCTTCGTTTCTGCCGGTCGGCTTCTTTGAGGGCTCGGGTGCTGGCGCGGGTACAGGCATGTGCTGGCTGATACCGGTCCGGCTCAACTGCTCGACGATCAGCTTGGCACCGCTGCGAATGTCCGCCTGCCGCGAAGCCTCGCGACGGCGTTCCAATTCTGCCTTATAGGCATCAATCTCTTCTAGTGTTGCGAGACGATGAGAACCCGCCACTATCATTTGACCGGCGACATAAGTCGATACCTCGCTGACGGTACCTCCTTTCCAGCCCCTGCTTTCGTCCTCTACGGACATGACAAGAGGCCATTTCGTTCCTGTCGCCAGGATCTCGGCCTCGATTTCGTGAACGCGTTTGTAATAGCGCTGAAGATCAACCACTGCTATTTCTCCTTGCTGCTTGCCACAAAAATGGAAGAGCGGCCTTGAAACATGGGCAAAGCCGGTTTCAGGGCGATGCTTGTTTCTCGGGCCGCTCTCATAACAAAAAGCGGTGTTCTACTGCGGTGGAGACTAGCTCTGAATCACCTGACCGAATGAGTTCCTGAGCTGTCCGACGCCGTAGAGGATGTCGACGGTGAACTGCTGGGCCAAGGTGTTTGGCTGATACGACATCACGACACGGACTCCGAAGCTGCCAATTTCCGCATATTCGGCAATGGCGCCGGTGCCAGGAAGAGGCATCGGAAGACGGCGGACGACCAAACCCAGTGCATCCTTAGCGAAGGCAAACGAATGATTGGTAACAGGGCTCGTTCCGGTCTGTGGAACGTTCTGCGAGCGGAAAATGAAGAAGTCCTTCAGTTTCCCGATCTGGCCCTGGATGATGGCGTCAATACCCTGCTGACCAGTGTTGAGCCATTCCGTGAACCGCGGAATCTGGCGAAGAGCCGAATAGGTGCCGGAATCGCAAACCAGGTATTTGGGAGCGCCCGGCGGAACGAACGAGTTGAACAGATTCGTCTCAGCCGTATCGAGGACCGCTTCCGTGATCGGAGTGCCGCCGGTACCGAGCGGTGTATTGGCGGTGAACAGAGCGTAGTTGCTAAGCAGGGATTGCTCGACGCTGGTCGCGATCGCGATGACGGCCGGCTGCATATAAGCCTGCAGCAGTCCGGGAAACGCCAGGGCCTTGGTAACGTCCGGAATCTGGAACGTCGCCTCATTGTGAGTGTTGAGGACAATCTGGCCGTTGCCCAGATTCGGGTTCTGCGGGGTGACGGTGCCACCTTGGGCAATGTTGTTCGCGACCAGAACGGGGGGAATCGGGACGTTGATCGTGTCGCCGGTGTTGGCGAGAACCGGTTCATAATCCCGATTAACCAGGTTGCCCATAACCATGTTGCTCATGAGAGCCGGCAGCGCTTCGGCCGCCACGAGTTTTACGATCGCATTTGCGAGATTCGCTGAAGTAATATCTGCCAAAGAAGTGTTCTCCTCTTTCTCTCTATTGTTCGCAGATTCTGAACTATCCAGAGAGAAACTGTTTAATGTGAAAAGTTTGAGCTGCGGCTTAGCGCTGGCCCATTTGTTCTCGCGCCAATTGCGAGATATGCGCCCGGATGGCTTCGAGATTCTTGGCGCCCGGCTTAATGTCGTTGATGTCAAAGCGAACGGTGCCCGTACTGCCTCGTGTGCCAGAAGCACCGCTGCCGCCAACACCGCTGCGCGGCGCAGCCAGAGTATCGAGATCTCCTTCAAAGAGATCCTTGAGCCAGACGTTGAGCGGAGTTCCGTCCGGAGTCTGTAGTTCGCCGTTCTCGTCAGTTTTCAGCAGCGGATCGACGTGTTTGTAAGCAAGCTCTTTCCCAATCCCTGGTTTTGCGTACTCAAACTGATCCAGCGCGGAACGAATCTTGCTTGCGCGCGCCTGCTGTTTGGCCTGCGTTTCTGTTTGCTCACGCAGCTTCTTTTCGTCGTCTAACTGCTTCTGTACCCGTTCAAGCTGGCGCTGAAGTTGCCGTGCCTGGGCATCCATGGCGCCCTTGCCGTCGCCGCCGTCAGCACCACTCTTATTCTTGGCAGCTTCGGCGTCCTCGCGCGCCTGACGCTCTTCCTCTTCCCGGGCTTTCGCTTCCGCGTCCTTCTGATCCTGCGACTTGAAGCGGTTCTCGAACACTTCAAGGCGCTTGCCCATGTCCGCAAGCTGCGGACCGATCACGCTCTTCAATGCTTCTGCCAGCACCTTCGGGTCGATGGCAGGAGGCGTGCCGCCTTTGTTGTCTCCGCCGCCATTGGCAGAGCCATCGGCCTCGGTAAAGAGAGAGCCGTTGAGCAAATACTTACCGAACTGCATATGTTTTTCCTTTCGGGAATGGCCAAGGGCCGGATGAGACGTGAACAGGTTGGATACGGGCAGAGGAGGTCGCCGGAGACTTATGGCGCACCTCCGCCCGCGCTCCGGCGAATCGTGAGGTATTCTCCGGAGCCACGCTTAGCGCTGTCGATACGCCGGCGCGAAATGAAGCTCGAGCTATCGTTCGGACCACCCGTCTGGCGCAGCCAACAATTGCGCGCCGGGCGCAGGGTGTCCGCGCTGGGATAGAAGCATTGCCTCGCGATTCGCTTCCAATTCCGAGGCTACGACGGAATCCCTGTTTTGTTAGCACTAATTCACCGCGACCGCAGGGATTGATTTGCGATTCAGTTTGGCGTCAACGGGACCGATGCTCGCGCCATCCATTGCACAGGCACCGACGAACTGCGTAGTCGACGGGATGTGTCCAGCGAAGATCCAGTGGCGCACTGCCGTGATCGGATCACACGGCGAAGCTGTCGAGCAGGCCGCGTCCTCGCCGATTCCATAGACCTGCAGCGCGCCGTCCACCAGCGTGGTGCCGAGGGGCACATTGTTCTTGAGCCAGGTCAAGGTGTACGGTTCCCAATACGAGTACCAGGCACCGGACGTGCCCGGCTGCGGAGCCGAGCTGCAGCCCGCCAGCGCGTAACACGTATAGATCAGGCTTTTGCCCCAGTAAAAGCCGCTTACCGCGGAGCTCACCGTGTCGCCCTGCGCATACGTCGTCGACGTCCACGCGCCGCGCGAGGGAGTGACGTGCAGATAGTCGCTCGCAAACGCCTCGATCACGCGCTTATAGTCCACGCCCGGATCAATCGCATTGTTGTCATGCGCGCCAGGCACAACGCCACTGAAGGCCGAGATGTAGCCGTTTGTTTGGCCCGTGCAACCCGAGCAGGTATTGAGCTGTGTCGCAGACGAGCCGCGGCCCCAGTTGTAATCCAGCCCCGTCGCCGTTCCCGGATTGCTCACCGTCGATGTATATAACTGGTCGTCAATCTTCACGAATGAGTTACTGTCGACTGGGTTCCAGAGGGTGTTGCAGCGCATCGACGTGATGACGCCAGTGTGCGACTGGCCGTTTTCATCCAATTGTGCGAATCCGAAGGCCGGATTGCTCGCGCCGTAATCCGCGTACCAATAGTTGTGATCCGTGATCTGGTAGCCCGCGCGCGTGCCGGCGCTTCCCGCCGGTTCTGACCAGGAATGCGCCGCGGGATCCGGCAGAATGATGTTGTTATCGAAGGTCATCGTGTAGCTTGAGCTGATCGGCACCTGCGAAATCTCGCCCGAGTCGCCAGAATTCGCGACCGCGACACCGAAGATGTTGTACTGCTCCAGCGTGTTCCGCGCCACCTGCCAGTCGAGAAGCACATGCCAGTTGCTGGTGGTGTCGAAGTTAAAGAAGACGCTATGAGTCACGTCGCCCGGCGTGTTGAACGAATTAGACGAAGACTGACTATAGCCGACAAAGAAATTGTTGTCGGCAACCCAAGGGGTTGAATAATCGGTTACGGCATTGACATTGCCCCCGATGACATTGCCTTTCACGGTGACGCCAAGCAAGCTGCTGCTTTGGAATAGCGCTTTATCTGAAGAGTTATTGATGATTACCTTCGTGGCCGAATCTGCCGATGTGGGGAAACTGATGTTGAAATTGGTTTGAGCAAAACCGCCGGCTAACGGCAGATTCGAAAACACCGTGTTTGCGAACTGATTGTTTTCGATGTCGATCGTTTCTCCCGAACCGCCGCTCACATTCGCGATCTGCGCCAAGGAACTCTTCTTCACCGTTGAATTTTTTAGAGTGAACCCGCCATAAGTTCCCTCGTTAGTCACGGTATAAAACCATGGCTCGGTAGAATCACCGCCGTTACTGAGCGCCATATGGTTGAAGCTCAGAATCGGACCGTGATTGGCTCCGCCCGCTGACAGCCGCCATACGCCTGAGCCCGTGGTGCTTATGGAGCAAGTTGCCGTAGTGCAGGTGCCGTCCGACGAGTAGGCGCGGCTCCAGGAACCGCCATTGCCCTCGTTACCAAAGCTATACAGATTTGTCGACGCCGCCGAGAGCGAGAAATCAAACACCAAGTTGCCGCCGTTCGTAAAGCTGAGGCCGGTCGACGTGTCTCCATAACTGTCTACTGCCAGCACATCCCCTCGCGCCGTGATCGCCGCGGCGATAATCACCTGCGTCCCGGTGCCGGACAAGATCGCGGGAGTTCCGCCGCCGGATTGCCAGTTGAGTGTCCAGGCAGCCGTGCCGCCGGAGCACGTGCTCGAAATTGCCGTCGTCCCCGTTGCACTGTAATAACCGCGCTGATAGAGATAGGGTGTGCAGTTGCCGCTCACCACCTGACAACCAACCGCCGCCGACAAATTGCCGTTAACGCTGGTTCCTCCTAATGAGGGCGCCGAGCCGCATGTCCCTCCGGTAGCCGAGCCAGTGATCGAGGACGGATATGCCAGATAAGGCGCCTGGCCAATCCCGAAAGTGTGCGCGGCATCCAATGTAAATGTGTGAGCCGTGCCCGTTATGGTGATGTTGTCTCCGGCCTGCGGAGTGGTTCCACCACACGATGTCCAGTCGCTGGCAACTGTTGTCGAAAACGTGTAGTGCGCTGCAGTACCCACGTTGAGAGCGCAGGTGTTATTGGCCGAAGCGAACGACGCGATACCCAAAAGCAGAATGAGTAATTGAAGATTGCACTTTAGAAATCTCATAGGTTCCTCAGTTGCTGGCCAGCAGCGAAATACTTTCGTAGGAGAACTGCGCCGGAGAAGCGAAGTTGTTCGAAGTCGGCGTAAGCAAAAGCCTGAATTGACTCCCTGCCGCGCATGTCGGGGTGAATGTCAGCGACGCCGTGGCGTTCACGCTTGCTGTCGAGCCCGGATTGAGTGTCACGGCGGAGAGGGTCGTGTAGCTGGGATTATCCGGCGCGCTCCCGGTTGCGACGCAGGCATAGGATGGCTGCAGGACAAGGGCGTGCGCCGTCGTTGTGTCGGCCGTCCGCCAGGTTAGCTTCAGCGACCAGCTTCCGGATGTGCCGGTAGGTACGACAAATTGCAGGCCCCAATTGGCAGTTGTATTTGCCGCTGCGATCACCCACTCGCCCTGCTGCGTCGTTGACGTACAGCTGTTGAATGTCGGCTGATTCGCGGTTGGCAGCCAGATGCCCGCTGTTGCCACCGATCCCTGGCAAAGTCCAGATAATGAGTACGACCAGGTCCTAGTCGATGAGCCGCTGCCGGGAGGCGAACCGGAGTCGATCAGCTTTCCGTGAATGTCATAAACAGGAACGTCACCGGCGATGGGCGGCTGTGCTGGCTGCACGATCTGGGCCCACGTCGTTGCGCCGGCCGCCGGCACTTTGAGCTGGAACTGCGACGCCTGCACGTTGCCGCTCCCGCCAGTCATGACTAGCGCGTGATAGACGTAGCCGGCGTTATCAGAGGCCGTTAGCGTGACGGTGAATACGCCGCCCGATATCTTGACGGTCTGCTGGTTCCCCTGCACGATGTTCCCGTTGTTATCGAGGAACTGCGGCCAGGTCAGAAACATGAGGCCCGTAGTTACGGCCGTGCCGTTCTGGTCAACGGCGGGAATATTGGTCAGAGTGACCTGGGCCGTCAGCGCGGCGGTCATCAGTAAGAGGAGGGAGAATAGCTTCGTTTTTACACGCATATAGAGGATCAATCTTCGGGCGCACCCTGAAGTTCTTCGTTGGTGAGTTGCTTGGTTGCGGCGCGGTCCGTCTGCTGCTGGAGCGCCTGCTGGAACTGCTGCGAGGCTAACTGCGACTGCTGCTCGGCGCGCTCGGATCTGGTTGGCGCTGCCTCGATCTCGGTTTTGATCTTCTGCCGTGTCTCTTCCGTTTCGTCGCGCGCAATCTTCAAAGCCACCTGCGTCTGGGCCACCTTTTCGAGCGTGTCGCTCGGGATGTCAACGGTGGTCATCAGGTCGAGCGTGGCCAGGGCCGCATCGAGGTCCACCTCTTCAAAGTCGGTGCCGGAGATCTCTGCCGAAAGGTTGGTGTCACCGCGAGCGTCAAGGACATCGCGCAGCAATTGGCGCCCGGCGTTGCGGAGCCATTTGGCGTAACTGGACAAAATACTTTGCGAAGCCTCTCGGTCTTCGCGCTTACTTTCACCGGACAAACTGGACGCGGTTGCAGAGGCGCGCTTGCCCATGTTCTGCAGGTGCATCTGCCGGTAGATTTCTTCGACGAGCGACGCCAGGCGCCGGTCTGAGTGTTCAAAACTAGTCCCCTTCGGCTCGGTCCAGCCGAAGTCTGACCCGGCAGGGATCTGCATCAGCTCCGTCGTGGAGCCGGCGGGCGGTTCGTCGAACTCGCCCTTTATATATGGGACTGGCAGGTTCGCCATCTTGAGCGCCCACGCGTAGCGGTTGTCCAGGTTAAGGTGATCAAGGGCAGCCGGGTACGCGCGGTTGGCTATCCAATAATCGGGATCGATGTCGAGCCGCCGAAGCGGAACTCGGTTGACGGCTGCGAGAGCGTGGGGACCGCTTGTCACCAGAGTCGCAGCGAAAGTATCCGGCTGACCGGTCTGCTGCTTTCTTGGCGCTTCCCACTTTTGGAAGGTCATGCGGTCGTAATAGGTCCAGCAGTCGATTGCTTTTATGCCGGCTTTGAACGTGCGCTCCGTGCGCACGGAGTACGTCACCGCCCAGTTCAGCACTCCGTGCTCATCCTCGTCCCAGTTGATGACCTGACGCGGGTCGAACATAGTCCAATAAGGGGCATCGGCACCCGCGGCCTTTTGATCCGCGCGAGTTTTGTATTCTCCCTGCAGCGGCAGATCGGTCAGCACCCAGACTGTCCCAAACTTGAGCGCACCTTTGAAGACCTGCTGCAGGAACGGCGACATCCCTGTGCCCGACCTGTCCACGTCAGCCGCAAAGCCAGCATAGAAAGGTGGGAGAGCGGATTTTGACGACGATCCGTCGACGGAGCTAAACGTCGCCGTCCATTCTTCGCCAAAGAGCTGCGCGGCGTAATAGGTAACGCCGGTACCCAGAAGGTTCGTGTACGTCATGTCAGCGCAACGCGCTTCGTACACATCTCCATTCTCTTTGGGTTTCTTGACCAGGAATGTCTGCGCGTTGCGCAGGATGTCGCCGCCGCCGATACACAGCAGGTCGATCTTGGCCCAGTTGCCTGACCATAAATTCCAATACGAGTGCTTAGCGTCGACGCTGTTGCTGTCCTGGTCGATGACGGAAATGCCTGGAGGAATGAGAGGGTTTGTCGCCATCAGTATCGGTACCACGCGAGGAGAACATCTCCAGTTGTCGGAATGGCAACGCTCAAAAAAGTGATCGCCGCTCCTGATATGGAGAAATCGAGGCCATATTTCTGCGCCAGGCCGTTGCGAGTGAGGTAAATGCCGGCCGGGTTGACCGGAGTGTTCGCCAGTGTGAAGGCCGTGTTACTGCCGTTGACAACTCCGGCCGGGACTTCTGCATCCGAGAAATGAACGCTGGGAGTTGCGCCCAGCGAAGAATAGCGATACCAGGCCTGCAGGTTGTCACCGACGACGGGAACTACACCGTTAATGAAGGTAACGGTCGAGCCGCCCAGCGTGAAATCCCCGCCTAAGGTCAAAGTCTGCCCGTTGCGGACGAGCTGCAGGCTGAGCACTGGGTAGGGTGCCTGGCTCAAAGTGAAGACCGTGTTCGATCCATTCACGGTGCCCCCCGGCACCTCCGCATCGGAAAACCCGACGTTCACCAGGCTGGATGACACCGCCGACGTGATCGCCGTCGCCACCTGCGAAGCCGTCTGAAAGCCGGCATCGTTTGTCAGTTGACTATCTGCAGTGGGGATGGTTAGCGCGACATTTCCCGTTTGCAGAGAGCCGCCATTCACAGCGATTGCGGTGACACCTGCGGTGCTTCCCGAAGAAGATGACGTGTTACAGCCGCTGACGCAGATGGCTGCGAGGTTCACAGGCACCGTCGCTACCGGCACGTTCCAGGTCGCCGTGAACGAGCCGTTGCCTGTGGTGGAAAAGAATTGCGCCGTGTAATAAGGAGAGCCGCCCCCAAAGGAGGTTCCACCGACTGTTGCGGCGAGGAAGATATTTAGCGCGCCGGACGTGATCTTGATACGGGTCGTTCCACCGCTCTGAACCTGAGAGTTTGAACCGGTGAACGATGGCCAGGAAATCAGCAGTGTGCCGTTCGCCGGAGCGTGCGTCGAGTCGAGAAGCGTATCCGTGATCTGGACGGCCTGCAGAATCGCCGGGAGCAGCAGCACCAGCAGCGCAGTCAGCGCCAGGGCTCTGGCGCTAGCGAACCACTGCATAGGCATTCCACTTGTCGCCCGCATGCTGAAACAGCACTGCGAAGCGCGTCGGATCCACGCCATCTTCGTCGGGATCGCTGTGCAGGCACCAGGATTCCGCGATGCCGGTGGCGGGAGGCGGAAATAGGTCCTTCAGGACAATCCCGGTTGCCACGTCGACAACAGAAATATAGGAATAGTTGCCGGCGGCCGGTTGCACATGTAGCTCAGCGACCCACTTTCCCTGCATTCCGACGGCGACGGCCGGAAAAGCGGTCTGCTGTAGAGCGGTCGCCGCGGTGACTTGCGTAAATGGAACGACTTGTGTTGCCATGTTTTGTTAGTGAGTGCCTGTATTTGGCTTCCTGCGCCTGCGCTTCACTGAAGACGACAGCGGGCAAGAAGCGACCTCAATGTTCGCCAGCCGGAGCACGTAATTCGCGACGGGGACTGACCAGATTTGCGTGAACCCAGGACCGCCATGGGAGTCCAAAAATCGAACGGAATAACAAACCGATGGCGAGCCGTTGACCGTGGGTGCAAGCTGAATATTCATAGCGCCACTGACCAGCTCGTAAGTTTGGCTTCCAGCTGGGATGAAATCACCGGCTCCCGACGTGAAGTTTGGCCAGGTGAGGCGCAGCGAACCGGAAAGCGGATTTCCAGACGAATCAGTCAGCGTATCGGCGATCTGCGTGGTGGAGATCGCCTGCGCGCCTGCGCAAAACGGCCAAGCGACCAGCAGTGCTGCCAAGATAGGGATCCTCACATCACTTAGCCTAAAGCTTTAGACTCATTACGTCTAGTACTATCGTGCCGCTAGTGGTAAGGTGCACCCTTAAATGCGGCCTTCGATGAGACAAAGCCTCGTGTTGAGGCAACCCAGGAGCCCGCTGCATTCGATGAGAAGATCTGACAATCCTGGCGTACATTCGTCGGGCGCGGCCACCACGGCTTCCTCGCCTTTACCGCAAAGCAGATAGTTGATCGTGCTTGCTCTGGCGTTGGCGCGCACCAATCCGGCCCGTAGGTCACATGCGAGGAAAGTCAGCGTGTCCTGCTTTGAGAGATGGATGACCTCCCGCTTCGGCTCGACCGCGTGACCTTCTTCCCGAAGCTTATCGGCCGCCGCTTCCTGTTCGCGGTGGTCGGCGCGCTGCTTATTAATGTTGCCGACGATTGCCTGCAGCCTGTCGGCGATACCGGACACCGCGGCCTGTGTTTCCGTTTGGCTACCCCTGGCTTTCGCTGTTCTTGATTTTGTTGCCATCAATTTCCTCGTGACTTTCCGCAGCTAAGCTGCTTTGGGTACCCTGCGCGCCAGATCCACAAGCGCGATGGCGGTCAATTCCACCAGCCGCTCCATGTCGTCGTAGTAGCGTTCGTTGTCGCGGGCGCACAAGAAGCTGGTCAACTCGCCCGCCTGAACGTGCAGCAGTTCATGAACCAGGGTGACTTCGGGATCTTTGTTTCCGAGGCCTTGGTTGTCTATGAAGTCGGTGTGCTGGAGCACAATCTCGGCGTTCTTATAGTTGGCCTGCAGGCGCACATTGCCCAGGGAGTTCGGGTGCTTCTCAAAGGTAAGCTTGATATCCCAGTCGTTGAGCCGCAACCGCCGTTGCCAGATCGGAAGCAGCGCGGTTATCTCGTCATGTCCCATGTGTCCTCAATAATTCAGCCGTGTGCTTTCCAATCCCCGGCCCCGTTGCCGGATGCCGGCTTCTTTCCAAACCCAGTAACCGGCTGCGTCGCTGATATGCGTCAGCGCTGCGCTGCTCTTGTCGAATTCGCCGGTTTCGGCGCCATTGTGACCTTTGGCCCAGCCGACCTGCTCCAGATCTTCGATCAGGCCCTTGCAATGCGGCGCGACGAAAAGTCGCGTCCGCTCAGCCTCGTTGAACAGCATGCCGTTCACGGCCGCGACGCGCGCGCGGACGCTCGGGTTTGCGTCCTGGACGTGAAAGGTCAGCGAGACCCGGTGGGCATTGCGCCGGGCCCAGCGGCGGATGATCTCGTAATCCGTCGTGTCCGCCTTCGACGAGCGAGACTCGCCGGCAGCATCACCATAGATCCGCACATTGACCACGCCGCTGGCGAGTGCCGTCCCCGCCGTGAGACGATCCAGCCGATACAGAAACTCATCACAAGTAGCTGCCGTATTTGAGTTCGTGAGAATGATTTCATCCAGCACACTCATCTCGGACGGCTGATCGCCAATCACCGCGTGGTATTGACCGATGATGCTCGACATGCGCCCGACGTTGAAATCCATCGACCAGCAGATAGGCCGCGCCACATCTACCTTCAGCCCTCCGCGCTCCTTGATCAGCGCTCCGTTCCGATCCCGGTCGAACCCGTAATAGACGCGACCAGAGAACACGTTCAGGTACTCACCGAGCGCCTCTTGCGCGAACAACTGCGCGTCATAGGAATTCTTCAGCGAGTCATAATAGCCATCCGCCAGGTTCGCTTCGTTCTCGCGCGGTTTGGCGAAAATACATTCGTGATTCGGCAGCTTTGTGTCCGGGTTGCGGAATCGCTTCCATGCCCAGTCAAAGCCACGCGGCGTCCATGCGCCGAAAAGCGCCAGTTCCTTTGCCTTCTTCAGGCGGATCCGCGCTTCTACCTTTTTCCAGGACTCCTCCGGGCAGAACGTCACCTCGTCGATGCCGGCCCACGCCAGGTTTTTTCCAACCAGCTTTGATGGATCCGACAGCGAACGAAAAAAGATCGTCGCGTCACAGGCCGCGATCCGCACCAGGTTGCGGCCGGCCAGAAACCGGTATTTGACGCAAGCTCCATCCAGATGTTCAAAAAACGCCGCCCGTGTTACGTCCGCCAGCATGCCGTAAGTCGGCGCGCCGATCAGGCCAGGACATCCGGGATTCGCGAAAGCAAGCCTTAACGCCTCGCGGCAGAGCGCTGCTGACTTGCCGGATCCGACCGGCCCTGAGAATCCCTTGTAGCGGGTCTTCAGATCGTGAAACGCCTGCTGGGACGCCAGTGGCTTATAATTGCGGCGCCAGGCGCCTTCGCCTACCTTCTCGCCGTACACCTCCGGCAGCTCGTCCTCTATGGGTGTGTATTCGTCGCCCCACGTTGCCAGTTCCGGCCCAAAGTCTTTCAACGAAGCGAGCAGCTCTTCGTCGACTTCTTCATCAATCATGCGGTCACGAGAAGATTCCGCATCGCTGCCGACTCACTTCTTCCAGTGCGTGCTGGAAGGCTTCTTCCCAGAATGCGAAATGGTACTCCAGGTGGGGAAATGGACCTGGCGAGTGCCTCAAGTCGGCTGGTATGACAATCCACCACACATCGCTCTTGCGGACCAGCGGTTTCGTGCCGTCGCCGGCCAGCGGCGAATACTTGCGTTCAAAGACGGCCTTTGGATTGATGTATTCGTATCCGTCCGCTTGCGTAACCCAGTAATCGCCAGGTTTCGGATAGTAGCGGGCCAGCATGCCATGGTCGGCAACTTTGCATCGGCAGTCTTCCAGCCAGATTAATGTTTCGTTCCCGAGCCCTTGATGCAATTCTGTAATCACGAATGCCTCAACGGCAACTGGCTTCGCCACATAGTTCACTTGCGAACTCCTTCATTGAATCCGGATTGGACGGCCTCAGAATCCGGATTGGACGGATCCGGCAGGAACCTGCCTCCCACGCGTTTCAATATCGCCACCACCAACGATTCGGCTGCGGTCACATTTCCGTTCGCTTCGTCGGCTTGGGCGGCGGTGCCGGCGGAATACGGCTTGTCGACCCGGAGCGCCAGGAGCCACTTACCCTTGGGAGTCTCGTAATGGCGCAGCGCGATCGTGACCAGCGTCATGTATTGGTAGCTTCCCCGTGCGAGCGTTGAGCGATTCTGCCAGTCGAAGCCATGCGCAGCGGCCTGTTCATTGACGATTCGATCGAGTTCCATGGCCGATATAAAGTCACGCGGCGTTTCGTCCCAAAACCATTCCCATATCTCGTCATGCCGAAGGCGATAGAGATTCTCCTTACCGCGGCAGACCATAATGCCGTCAGGTCCCAGCAACCAATTGTTACGAGAGGTGTAGCCGTTCGCCCGCATGTAGGCCAGCGTCAAATGAGTTCGCCAGGAACAAATGGCTGTCGCCAGCACGTCATCCTGCTTTGTCTCCGCCATCGTCCTTGCTCTCCTTTCTCGCCCAACGTTTTGGGAACCGCCGCTCCAGCATCCATGCGGCTGCCTGCCACACGGTCGACGCACGCGCCTGGATGATAGCAACATAGTCTCGTTCGGCCTCAGCCAAAGCTTTCTTCACGCGGCGCGAGAAGGTCACATAGATGCTTCCGAAAGCTTTGCCATCCGCTTCATCACGCTGCGCACATCGGAGCCAACCGTAGAATGTCGACTTCTCGATGCCCGCCAGGATTACGGCCGTCTCAATGAACGCGCCCTGCTTGATCGCCTCGCACAGGATGGCTGACTGCTCTTCCGTGATGCCGTCGGGCTTCCGTCCAGCACCAGGCCGCTTACCACCCCGCTTAGCCGACATTCCCGGCGAGCGCTTTCGGCGCCCGTAGAGGGGCTTTCACTGGCTTGACGCGCACGAGTGTGTCACAAGCCTGGAGGTTCTGCTTTCCGCGAGGCGTGCTTGCGATGTATTCATCCACAGGGTGAAGCGCGTACGGCTGGATCGTCTTGAACGCTAGGCCAAGCAGTTCCTCGACCCTGTAGCAAAGATGGAAGAACGGGCCGCGCTCGATCTTCAATTTCCGGCAGCAAAGCTTCCAGTCGGCACCCAGCAGATAGTGATACTTGAAAATCTTGTAAAGCGATGGGTTCAGGGTCCGCTTGGCGACCAGGCAGAAGTCAGCCACGAACTCTTCTCGCGGCATGCCCCACGAACGGCTCGCGCAGCCGGTATTTTTATTCCGGCCTCCTTCGTACCTGAGCTGGGAGATCCGACTCTCCATTCGCGTGAAATCTACGAATTTGCGGTAACACTCACGGAAGACAGCCCGAAATACACATTTGCAGGGGCGTTCAGTGGCCGGCGCGCGGCCTGCGACCACACCCAATCCCATGCAATAGGTGCATCCCTGTGCAGCCATCGCCAAACAGTCGCCAGTTTTCATGTTGTTTCCTTGGGTTCAGAAAATTTCGGTCAACTCAATCACGCCGCGTGCGTTGAGGTATTCCCTCATGCGAACGAGCGCAGCCTGGTAGTCGTCATGCACCTTGACGTAAGAGCACTCCAGGTCTTCCGCGATTTGCCGCACTGTCCGGCTCTGCCGGCACAGCACGATGACTCTCTGCCGCTCGGTCAGAACATCCAAAGCTCCCTGCAGGAGTTCGGCGCGCTCTCGGGCGGCTGTCAGAGACTCCAATTCGAGCAGTGGCATGGCCTTACGCCGCGTTTGGCCTTCCCCCGCCTAGCTTCACGGGAAATCTCAGCAGTCTCCTCGACCGCGGCGGCTCCTTGTCAGTCTGCATTTCAACCAACATGCAGCTCTGCGCAACAGCCTCGCGGCCGGTGCTGTTGAAATATTCGTCGAGCGGGAAAAGCGCGTGCGGCTCAAGCTCGCGGAACGTTCTGCCGAGCCGCTGCTCGATGCGATAAACCTCGTGAAAGAATTCGCCGCGTTCCATTTTCAGTTTTCGGCAGCAGATCTTCCAATCAGCTCCGAGCAGATAGTGGTACTTGAAAATGCGATGTTCACGTTCGCTGAGCGCCCGCCGGCTTACCAGGCAGAAATCGGCTATGAACTCTTCGTCCTTCAGTCCCCAGACAGACCGGTGCTGACGTCCTGGGTTGGCTTCCAGTGAAACCCTGCTAATGTATTTCTCTTTTGAAGAACACTGTTGAAAGCGCGCATAGCACGCACGAAAAATAGCCCGGAACACGCAATTACATGGAGACGTGTTGCCGGCTCGGCCTGGCCGGAGGCCCACGCCGTAGCAAATGCTGCAGGACTGTTGCGCGAGGGCTAACGTCTCCGACCGATTCCATTCCATCAGGCTGCCCGGCGCTCCGGCATTCCGGGGCTGTTGCGTCTGGCTCGCTCCGCGAGAGCACGTTCCACCCTCTGCTTCGAGGAAACATGCTGACCGGCTCGCAGTTCCCCGAACGTCAGGTCGTTGTCCCACTTGCCAAAGCCGCCGCCGGGCTCAACGCGCTTCAGGATGCAAATCTTTTGGCCAGCGTGATGCTCTGTGTATGTCGTGGAAAGCGCTGCCGTGGCGTTGCCGCCGGAGTAATCCTCCACGCTCTTATGTGTCTTGAGCGTCAGGACCGCGCGGCGCCCGGTCTCCCGCATCGTTGCCTGACCGCTCTTGATAAGCAGACGGGCTTCTTCCTCTTCGAGCATTTTTACAAAATTGTTATTGCAGTCGAGCAGTCGTAAGTTGCGCATCAAAGGCCCCCCTAGGTTCACTGAAGATGTGGCTCGGCCCGCCGCCGAGAAAAAGGGCGAACACAAATTCACGCAGAACTGCCTAATTGGTTGCTTTGGATTGCCGCGGTAGATCTGCGGCAGGCGGGAACCCCGATTTTGTTTGCGCAGCCTCCGGGTGTTGGCTGGATCTAGCTAAATTCTAAAGCTCAAAGCTGACTCTGTTCGATGAGTACAGCCTCTCTCTTACCCAAAGAATCAACTATGGCCTGTAAAAAGTACAGATTGACTGATCTTATGTGTCTTAGCCTGACGCTAAATGACGATATCTGGTTCTACTGGTACTAGTTGACTCAAGTAGAAATCCCCTGTGCATAATCGGAAGAAAGGCACCGCTTCTGATTGCAGTTGTTAGATCCCACCGCCGTCGGGAATATTTTGGATGTGCATCCCCGCACGGTAGTGATCTACTTTCGCGCTGGCAAAATACCAGGAGCGTTTCAACTCTTCGGAAAATTATGGCGAATCCGGCGAGAAGATCTGGAACGGCACATCGTAGAGAAGGCCGAAGAATCCAAGCGGCGCGCTGCCGCTGCCAGGCTTATTGCTGAGCATGGGTCGCCCGCTTCACGAGACGGTTGACGTTGCTCAGAGACATCTTCAGCTTCACCGCGGCCGCGGATTGCGAGCCGGCTGCTTCCACCACTTCCAGAACCTTCGCTGCACGTTCGGCTGTGAGCTGCTGCGCGATGGCGACTTTTTCCTTGGGGGTCAGAGGCTCGGCGCCAGGTGTGTGCGGACAGTGAGGATTTTCTGACTTCTTGAGTGCCGTCATCTTCTTGCCACATAGCTTGCAAGCCACCTTGTTGCTGCCATCATGCGGACACACGCGCCAGCGCGACAGATTTCCCTTCTGAACATGCTGGCCACACTTCGGGCATAGCACCGGTTCCTGAAGCGGTGCACCGGCCCGGCTGCCGTTGTCACGCACTCGCTGAGCCGTCAGCTTTCCGGCCTCGCTATAAATCAATTTCGGATCCATCTGAGCGGCTTGCTGCACTGCGGCTTTGAGCTGCTCCGGCGTGAACACCATGGTTGCGATTTGCTTTTTCTCCCTGTGTGACTTGGCGGCCATCACTATCTGCTAGCAGTATAGTGCGCGTTATGCCTAATCGTCGCATTGTTTACAGCACGGTGCCAATTGCACGATGTCGCGCAGCGGGACTGTCTTTTCGAAGTCCGGTCCTCGTGCAATACAATCGCCTTCGTAGCGGAGTTTGCGCTCTCCGACAAGACGGTAGATCGTCGGCTGGACAGAGGTTGGCTTGATCTGCGGATAGCTGGCTACGATTCGGTCTCTCAACTGAACAGGCGTCAAAGATGCGCCACTTGCGACGATTTGCTTGATGAGCGATCGAAGATTTAAGCGGCTCGGCTTGCCGCCGAGCGCTAACGGTTTCGGGCGAATGATGACGGGCTGCGACAGATCCACATTCATGCCGTTGCCTCGGTGTTGACAACAGAGCGCCTTTGCTCCGCCTCACACGCAAGGCAACCGACACCTTGGCAGAACCGGCAGCCTCGGCAGAACCGGCAGCCTCGGAAGAATAGTTTCGCCCCCTCAGAGCCGCGTGGAGCGGAACTGATTTTTGAAGCCCGTGAGACGTCGAGATAGTGCAGCCAGGCGCGATCTCTGTAAGGCGAGGCAACGCAGATATGGTCATAGACCCGTGGGCTGCTGCCTCCTTTGCAGGCGCCGCCGAACACCTGACAGGGCCATGGGCAATCCACACCTGGTGTGCCACCGATATCGTTGTGGTGTCCGATCGACACGCCATCAATTGGCTGCACGTTTCGCCTCCGCCAGGTGAGCGATCGCCAGAAACTCTCGCTCAATTTCCTCTGCGGTCATGCCAGCGATCGGTGGGAATTGGTTTGCTGGCAGTATGAGTTTCGCTCGGCTTGCCGCCCGGCGCAGGGTTCTCGCCTTCCTTGCCAGGTGGATTAGATCGCGGGCTTGGATGTGACGCTCGTTTCCGAAGACCGGACGCTTCAGGATATTCAAGGCCTCTCGAATTTTCATAGACGAGCCCCCGTGCTACTCTCGCTGTTCATGCAAACGGACGTAGCTTGGTGGATCAAACTCTGGTGGCACGGCGTGGACATTGCAGCAAATGTAATTGTTGCGGTCCTGAGTGCCGCCGTCGTATGGCTGGCCGGTTTTCTCTTTCTTCGACGTAAACACCAAATGGAGATCGCCCTGGAAAAACAAAAGGAGCGAGTTCGCATAGCCGCGCAGCAGGAAGCCGCGAATGAACGGGTGGCACATGCGGCGAAACAGAGACTGGAAGCTTTTGAAGCCGAACGTGAACAATTTGCGATAGGTGCGCAGACGATTAGCAATCGCGGAGACCTGCAGCCGTTTGTGACGGAGCTGAACAACTGGCTGTTCCGCCAAGGCTTCCACCATGCGGAGCCGAACGACAGCCTTATGAAACAGTGGCAGACAGACGACTGGCAACGTCTTGTTGAGACGAAAGATTTCGCTCCGAAATTTGCAAATGCTATCCGAACCCTTAAAATGCAGGGCAAATAGCGGATCATGCCGCCGCCTCCATCGGAATCCGCGAGAATTGCGCCCGCACAAGCGCTTCGGCGGGCGGCGGCGATACCGAGTTCCCAACCAATCGCACTTGCGCCGTTTTCGATAGCGGAACTTTGTCCCCGAAGCCAAACATTCCGCGCTGATGCTGCGAGATTCCATATTCAATGATGTAGTCGCCGGGAAAGCCTTGCGCCCGAAAGAGCTCGGCTGGTGTCAGCATCCGCATGCCAATGTCGGCGACGTAGTATGGTTCTCCGCCGATCGTCACCGTCACCAGTCCGAGCCGATCCTTGGTGGTGAGTGTGTGCATCGACTCTTCAAGCCGCGGATCCTGATCGGTTCCGTAGTATTTCAGCAGGAATGCGCTCACTTGCGCATGATGCAGTCCGCCGGCGCTCAGCGTGTGAAGTGGATCTGTAACCGGGCTCCCGATGTTAGCGCCCCGCAGTTTCATGATGTGCGCAGCGACCAGGGCATGCCTGTTCTCGGTTGGTTGCGTGGGAAGCGGAAGCCTCACTTGCTGGCCTCGGCCGTCGCCGCCGCGCTCCTTCGTATGCGAACCATAATATTGAGAGAGAAATGCGGTTACCAGGCCTTGGTGATTGCAGACCGTGGCCGTGCGGGTGGGATCTGCGATTGACGATCCTGTCGACGCCCCGTACTGATGGGACAAGAAAGCCGTTACCACCGCGTTCTGATCTTTCTGTGAGGCGGTGATCGTGTGAAGCGGATCAGTTGCCGATCGATTTCGTCCACCTTGCTGCGCGTAAGAAACAAAAGAAGCCCTGACCAACGCCTTTTCTCCGCGCCGCGCTCCCGTGATCGTTCGGAATGGTTCATGAATGGATTCGAGGCGGTCGGATCCATGATGTGTGAGACTCACAATGAACGGCTCGGCAGCGTCAACCACATAGCGCATTACGCCCCTAGCGATGCGACGAAGCGTCGCGTCAGCAAGTGGCCGCTTTACGCCAAGCGACTTCGCCTCATCATTCGCGAGAAAGATCGATGGGCAGGGGATGCTCCAGTCAATACACTCAGAAGCTGCACGATAAAGTTCACGGCCTGGACACGGCTTGGCTGCGTGGGTCTCCTCCGGCCAAACGATCGCCCGACCGTCGCAGCGAGCAACGATGAACAAGCGCTTGCGGATTGTGGGCGCGCCATAGTCGCAAGCCCTCATTTGATGCCATTCGACCTGGTAGCCCAGTCGCTTTAATGTGTTCACCCAGCGCTTGAAGGTCTGGCCTTTGCGGATTGGGCAAGGTCTGCCATTCACGAGGGGGCTCCACGTCTGAAATTCCTCGACATTCTCCAAGAAGATCACTCGCGGCTTGACTTTCTTGGCCCACTTAATAGCTACCCAGGCAAGCCCGCGTATCTTGTTCTCCACGGGCTTCCCGCCCTTGGCCTTGCTGAAGTGTTTGCAATCAGGGCTGAACCAGGCAAGACCGACTTTGCGCCCTGCAACCACTTTCTCGATGTCAACAGCCCACACGTCCTCACAAAGATGGGTGGTACCGGGATGATTTGCGGCGTGCATCGCAAGCGCCTCGGGGTCGTGATTGATCGCGATATCTATGGGACGGCCTAATGCAAGTTCGATTCCGGTGCTGGCGCCGCCGCCACCGGCAAAGTTGTCAACAATCAATTCATCGTCGGCGAAGGACAATTGCAGGTTGGGATTTCGTCTTATTTCGGCGGCCATGCTACTTTTCCCCCTCGGCGCAAGCGGGCCGAGAAGTCATGAGAAACACTCGATCCGAAAAGCCCACGTGTGTTCGGTGCTTGAGTGAAATGGCGGCATCGACCTGAAGGGAGTTGAAGCCGTAGGCGTACATCAGGTGATTGAGGACGTCCTGCAGATCGGCAATCTCAGCCAGGAGATACCGTTTGTCAGCGGCAAACAGAGCATCCTGCACTTCGTGAGCCTCTTCGATAATATTGTTGCCGACCTTCACGACGAAGTCATCTGTTGCTTCCAGGCGACGAATCGTCGTCTCTTTGCCAGCCAGGCGCATGCGTTCGGGAATGCGGTCGCGAACCAGCTTGTAGTGATTAGTGATCGGAGCCATGTTCCGTCTGCCTTCCTACTTTCAGCATCTCGTCCCAATCATGCTCGACCTCGCGGATCCGCTCATTGAAGCGTTCTTCTTCCCACTTCTTGTGATAACGGAGGTAGGCTTCGCAGTTCAGCTTGTCTGTATACATCCGATAGAGCGGGCTGAACAACAGCAGAAGGAGAATGCAGCATACCAGAAATATTGGCAATGACAAACTGTTCAAGCGGCCTCCGGTGGATGAATGATCGTGTCCGAAGTCTCATAAAGCGCCGACGTCCTAGGGCACCGCCAGAGCCGGAGCAGCTCGAATGAAGCGAGTTGTTGTCGCTTACACGCGATGTGCCCGTATAGTTTCGCGATATCCTCCCGGGGCACGGGCCCGTAAACCAGGCCGCCCGCCCGGGCCGCATATTCTTTGACCAGCACTCCGGCGGGAAGATCGGAGGTTGCAATGACCACCGGAAGAGGTTCCCCTGGCGGCTGCACGCCTTCCACCTCGGCAATGATTGCCTCCGCCGGCGCACCAATGACAGCCGCGAACTCCCGCACCAATTCATAGCATCGGCGCGCAACAGCCGCGATCGCGGCATCGGAGACTGGCAATATGACCGTGGCACCGAGCCGGGCGTCCGCATCCGCGTATACCTTCAGTTCCTGCTCAACCCATCGGCTCAGGGTTTCACACTCGGTGTCGGTCAGCTCGGTTACGTGTGCCATTCGGGCTTCCTCTGATCTCCTCGCTGCTCGCTGTTCAGCAGCTCGTCCCAGTCCTTATCAACCTCCTGGATACGGTTGGCCATCGACGTGGCAACCATTGTCTGCGCGAGCCCCAGCGCTTCCCTGCCAGAATGCCGGGCCGCCGCCCAGCTTGCGGCGTAGGTGTCCGACATTGGACGGCCTGTGGCCTCGCATAATTTCACCGTTGCGGCGTGGATCATCTCGCCGTGGTTCAGCAGACAATGAAGCGCCGTCATCATTTCTCTGACCGGGCGCGGAATCTCTTCGTTTGGCATTCTTTCCCCTCCTCGTCTATTCGCACCAGTAAGGCTTCAAACCGTTCGTCCTCCCGGAGCATGCACACCCAGAGAGCGACAATCACGACACATAAGACACCAGCGGCTATCGCTGCCCACAT